CAGCACGCTCAGTGGCGTGATGAAGGAGCTGGGCGTGGACCTCACCGAGGAGCAGGTCGAGAAGATGCTGGAGGCGCTTCCGGTGGAAGAGCCGCCGGCACCGGCCGCCACGCCCGAACCGGTGGCCAAGGCCGTCGAGACGGTCAACGAAGAGATGGCCAAGGTCATGAAGGCGGTGAGCGCGCTCACCGAGAAGGTGGACAAGGCACTGGTCCGGCCCGCAGCGCCGGCCAGCACGCCGAACGACGACGACCCGCCCAGCTCGGGTCCCGAGAACCTCGGTCACCCGTCCCGTGGCGGGCGCTGGGTGCTCTGAAGCTGCTCTACTGAGGAGAGGAACGGCAAAGTCATGAAGGAAAACCGCGACATCATCCAGAAGGCTGATTTCCTCCTGGCGCAGCTTGCACCGGGTGGTCTGCTTCAGCCGGCGCAGGCCGATCGGTTCATCCGGTTGGCCATCGACCGCAGCGTGCTCATCAGCCAGATGCAGCGGATCGACATGCGCAGCCCCAAGGAGCTGCGTGAGAAGATCCGCTACGGCAGCCGCGCCCTCCGGAAGGGCACGGAGGCCACGGCGTTGCCCGAGGCGCTCCGCTCCCGGCCGGACACCGACAAGGTCGAGCTGGACGCCCAGCTCGTGAAGGCGGAGACGCGCCTCTCCTTCGAGGCCCTGGAGGACTCCATCGAGCGCGGCAACTTCGAGCAGACGGTGCGGGACACCATGGCCGAGCGCATCAGCCTCGACCTGGAGGACCTGGCCGTCAACGGCGACACCGCCTCCGCGGACAACCTGCTGTCCACCCTGGACGGCTTCCGCAAGCAGGCCACCACCAACATCTCCCTCGCGGGCGGTGCCACGCTGAACCGCGAGATCCTGAAGGACGCGCTCAAGACGATGCCGAGCGAGTTCCGCCGCGACAAGCGCTCCATGCGCTTCATCACGGCGGACGAGGCCGTCATCGACTACCAGGAGTTCCTGGGCGACCGTCAGACCATGATGGGCGATGACCACGTGAGCGGCACCACCGTGGCGCCGTTCCAGGGCATCCCCCTGATGGACGTGCCGGTCTTCCCGGTCAACCTGGGCGGCGGCACCGACGAGACGGAGATGCTGTTCACCGATCCGTCCAACATGCTGTTCGGCGTGTGGCGCAACATCCGCCTGGACACGGACCGCGACATCTCCGCGGGCGTGTTCGTCATCGTCGTCACCGCCCGCGTGGACTTCAAGTTCGCGCACGAGCCGGCGGTCGTGAAGACCACGGGAATCAAGGCGGTCTGAGGCCCGGCGCCCTAGCCCAACAAGGAGAGAACTGACATGCCGATCACCGTCAACAGCCTGGGCAACAGCGGCGGCCAGCCGTCCGCACCGCTTCGGGCAGTCGAACTCGACGTGGACCTCGACAACAGCTACCCCACGGGCGGCTACGACGTCACGGCAGATCTGCCGGACGGGTCCACCCTCCGATGGAGCCCCCGGGTTCAGGTCAGCGACGGCACCACGCCGATCCTGCTGGCCCTGGTCCAGGTGGGAACCTCCATCTTCGTCCAGGCGTTCGTCGAAGCGACGGGCGCCGAGGTGGCCAACACCACCGACCTCTCCGCCTACACGGGCGTCAAGGTCGGCGGCATGGTGGAGTGATCTGCCATGCCCGCGGTCAAGACCAACCACTTCGAGGGTGGCCGGAACCTCACCAAGCACGGTGACTCCGGCGCCGACCTCGCATCCATCCTCCGGTCGAGCGTGGATGACAACACGGAGCTGCGCACGCAGTTCATCGCGCTGCTCGCCAAGCTGGACGCAGATGTCGGTGTCACGGACACGGATTATGCGGCCACCTTGACGCCGGCCGCGCTGACGCTTACCAAGGCGTAAGAGCATCACACGGGAGCTGACGCCCCGGCCTGCCGCCGGGGCGTTGGTATCTCGGGGGAAGGTGAGAGGAATCCATGGCAGAGGCAGATCTCTACGTACGGCTGGCTCCGTACAACAAGCGTCTGGGGCAGCTGGCACGCCGGTGCACGCTGGGCGGCCGCACGTTCGTGGCCGGCGAGTGGTACACGCTGCCCGCGGACTGGGCCAAGCGCCTGAACTCGATCAGACAGGACTCCGGCGCACCCATGTTCGAGGTGATGGACGGCGAGGAGTTCAACGCCACCGCGCGCCGTGAGATGGCGGCGGCGATGACGGCCGCCGGACTCAGCGGCCTGGCCGCGCAGGGCGCCGCGGAGTTCCCCACCGTCACCAAGCAGAAGGAAGGCCCCAAGGAGAGCGCCTTCGCCGGCCTCGACAAGGCCGTGGGTGAGGTGAACATGGGTGGCCCGCCCGCGGCCGCCGTGCCCGTCGACTCCCCCGCCGCAGCGCCGCCGGCCACGTCCGTGGACGTGACCAGCGCGGACGTGGCGCCGCCGTCCCAGCTGGACGACGGCGACGACGGTGACGGGGACGGCGATGACGGCGAGCAGCCCTACTGAGGCTGAGGCCGCCGCCCGCCAAGCCAACGATCCGGAACGCTGGGATCAGCTGTGGGGCAAGGAGGGCGCAGGTACGTGGCGCAAGCGCGCGCTGGCGGACGTCTACGATCGCATTTGCCACATCATGCCCGAGGGCGCCCGCGTCGTTGACGTAGGCGGGGGCGTGGGGGCGCTGGCAGAGTTGCTCATGCAGGCCGGCTGCGCCTCCGTGGAGGTCTGGGACCACTCGGAGACCGCCCTGGAGGTTGCGGAGCGCAACGAGGGCGTGACGGGCCGCCTGGTGGACCTGGAGGCGGTAGGAGAGCCTCTGCCCCTCATCGAGAACGCGGACGTGGTGGTTGCCACGGAGCTGCTGGAGCACCTTTCCGCCTACGCGCGGGACACGCTGGTCACGGACATCTGCCAGGCAGAGGGCGTACACTCCGCGATCTTCTCCATCCCCAACGACTGCATGGGGCCGGACGTGGAGCCGCAGCACTCCATCCAGTGGACCGCCATGGACTTCAAGCGGTTCCTGCAGGACTACTTCTCGGACGTCCGCATCGAGGTCTTCGGCCGCTACCAGATGGCGGTGTGCGGCGAGATGGCCAAGAAGGCGTTCACCCTCTCGGTGTGCCTGCCGGTGCGCGACGAGGAGGCGGACCTGGAGCGCGTGCTGGCGTCCTTCCGCGGCGCCGCAGACCAGATCGTGGTGGGCGTGGACCCGCGCACGGTGGACGGCACGCGGGAGATCGCGGCCAAGTACGCGGACCTGGTCTTCGAGCTGGAGGACCCGGCTCTGGAGGATCTGGATAACGCCAACCTGTACGTGGACGCGGACAAGGTGCGCCCGGACGGCGTGCACTTCAGTTGGGTCCGCAACCAGTGCATGGACCGGTGCACTGGGGACTGGATCTTCATGACGGAGGGGCACGAGTCGCTGGCGGAAGGCCAGGACCGGCTGCTCAACCTGGACGCGCTGGTGCCGGAGAACTCGCCGGTCTGCATGGTCTGGCGGTCCGGCCAGGGCCAGCGCTGGGCGTTCCCGTGGCTCTGCCGCCGGGAGGCTGGGTTCCGGTATGAGCGCAGCACGCACAACGAGCTGGTGTTCCCGCGCAAGACGCTGGTGACCAAGCTCCCGGGCGTGCGTACGGACCACTTCCGCGACCACTCGCGCTCGGAGTCCCGCGCCGCGCAGCGTCGGGCGCAGAACCGCCGCACGCTGATGGACGACTGGATGAGCAGGAAGAACGAGCAGAGCTTGTTCTACCTGGGGCAGGAGTGGCGCGGCATCGACCCCGCGCGCTCCATCGATCGCCTGCAGGCGTTCCTCGCCACCTCGAACAACGGCTGCAACAAGTATCAAGCCCGGTTGGTGCTTGCAAAGGAGTTGTACGGCCTTGGCAAGCGGCGTGAGGCTGAAGAAGTTCTGCTTGGTTGCGCACAGGACGACTGGAGCCGCACGGAGCATTGGATCTGGCTCGGAGACATCAACTTCGAGCACGAAGACTACGCGCGCGCCTACCAGTTCTATCGTTACGCCACGACCTCGATCGGTGACCCGCCGTTCACGGTGTGGTGGATCTCCATGGACAGCTACACGTACCTACCCGCGCAGCGCATGACGGCAGCTGCGGCCGCGGTGGGGCGCCTCGAAGAGGCTTGCCACTGGGCGGAAAAAGCGGCATCGTTGTTGCCGAGCGATACGCCCGACGCCGTACGGGCGGAAGCAGAGGCAAACGTTCGGCTTCTCCGGGAGACACTCGATGGATCAGCAGAGCCTAGTTGAAGACACGATCAAGGCCGGCGGCACCGTCACCGTCGAGGTCATCCGTGACGGGAAGTACGGACCGGAGGTCATCCAGAAGGTGGTGGTCCCCAACCTGGTCGTGAACATCGGCAAGCGGCAGCTGCTGCGTCTGGGCTCCGGCCTCCAGTCCAAGTTCTTCGACCAGTTCCGCATCGGCACCTCGCCGGCGGCCCCCGCGGTGGGCAACAGCAACGTGCTGAGCCCGGTGGCCGGCACGCTGAACACGGCGGACAGCAAGACCTTCATCAGCATCACGACTGGCCACGAGTGGGTCATCAGCTACCCCTCCGGCGGTGGTTCGATCTCCGCCAACGGCATCGCGGAGGTGGCGCTGCTGAACGAGAACACGTCGCCCGGCGGCTCGGCGCTCATGCGCGCGCTGATCTCGCCCACGGTCAACAAGACCACGGCCGACAAGCTGAAGATCACGTACCAGCTCCGCGTGACCTGATGGCCGGTGTCATCCGGGACAGGCTTGAGGCTGTGGACCGGGTCACGGCGACGACGACCCGGGAGCCAGAACCGATCAAGCACCCCTGCCCCAAGTGCGGCAAGGGGTCCCGGCAGCACAAGAAGAGGGGCGTGCGCATCTGCGCCGCCCGCACCTGTCGCGCCGTCTTCTCCGAGGGTACGCTGCACTGAGGCCCGGGCGTACGCCGCCCCGTTCGGGCGCCACAGTCTTGGCGGCACTGAGCGAGGTGGACGATGCTTCAGGCTATTTTGGTGGTGTTGATCGGGGCTTGGGCGGTGTTCGGCACCTCGACCCCGGAGGATGCGTTGGCGGCGCACCGCGACGGTGCGTACGTGGAGCTGGAGAGCCCCGCGGAGTTGGGGGAGCAGCTGCACGCGCAGTTGAGCGGGCCGCTGGCGGCCGGCGACCTGAACGCCTACTTCACGGTGCGCCACACGGGGCACAAGCGCGACTCCATGGGAGTGGACGTGCACGTGTGGGAGGGGGAGCCCTACACTGAGGGCGCCACCGTCGCGTGCGTGATCTACGTGGACCACGCGGTGCCCGCGCGCGATCCGCGGTTCCCGATCCACAAGCAGTTCAGCTGCCCCACAGCCGTTGCGGACCCCTGGGTGGAGCTGGAGGTGGTCTCGGTCATTGGCTCCGACGTCGGGCTGCTCATCGACTACATGGCCATGGAGCAGTGACACGTGGCGATCCTCGTCCCCATTGCCAGCCGCCTGACCGGCACGTGGTCGGTCAACGGCGCTGCGTCTGCGCACGCGGCGCTGTCGGATGGTTCTGAGGCGAGCGACATCCAGACGGACGAGGTGAATACCGCGCGCCTGGTGGTGCAGATGAGCCCCGGCGCGATCTCGCAGGAGGGCGATCTCACCTACCGGGTGCGCATCGAGCACAACGGCAACCCGCAGGACAGCAGCGAGGCGACCGTCAACGTCTACCAGGGCGACCCCGATGCCGGAGGACGCCTGGCCCTGGATCTGTTCAACGACATGGGCATCCCGCGCAACACGCAGACCGTGGAGCGCACGCTGACGCGCCCGCAGCAGCGCGCGCTCGGCAACCTCGACGACGTGTGGCTGGAGGTGTTCATCGGCCGCAACGATGGCGGGGTGACCATCTACTGGTTCGAGTTGGAGGTGCCGGACGATCCGGTGGGCACCTGGAACTTCGACCTGAGCGCGGTACCTCTCAACACCCTGGTGTGGTTCCAGATGACCGATGGCCGGGCGCGGCAGGGGCGCCGGTTGTCCAACCTGGAGTATGACGACGGCGCGGGCAACGCCATCGAACTGGACCAGCACAACTTCCCCAAGGACGCAGACGGCAAGCGAGAGGCATCTCGCGCTGTGATCGCCTGGGGAGCTATCTAAGATATGGCGATCCCGACCGTCGAAGGCGTGGTCACCGCCAACGCCACTTCCGGCACCTCAGCCACGCCGGACATCAGCACCATCGACGGCGGCAGTGCGCCTACAGTGGGCGATCTGATCTTTGTGCACCTGTGCATCCAGGATGCCTCAGCCACCCTTGACCAGCACATTGACGCGCCGGACGGCTACCACAATGGAGGGCACACCTACAACAACGAGGTCGACGCCATCTTCTGGAAGATCTGGGAGAGCGGCGATGACACCACACCGACGTTCTCCTGGCCGAACAGCGGTGACAATGCGATCGCGGTGTACTGCATCCGGGGTGTGGACCAGACCCGGCCCATCGCGAGGCAGTCCATCAACCGCTACGACGACTCCAACTTCGTGTGGCTCTCGGAGACCACACCCGTGGCGGACTGCCTGGCTTTGGCGTTGGCGAGCTGCGACGACAACCGATCGGGCTCTACCGCTCCGAGCGGGTGGACAGAGCAGGTTGACCAGGAAGCGGGCACTAACATCGGCCAGTGGGGCATGACGCAAGGGTTCGCGTCTGCTTCCAGCTCCACAGGTACGGCCACGATGGACATCGGCGGTGTCGGCACCGAGACCAACCAGAGCCGCATGATCATCCTCCAGCCGCCGCAGACGGCGACTCCGAAGGACATCCGCGTAGCGACGGGCTCCCTGACTTCGCCGACGAGCACCGGCAACCAAGACATCACGGGCCTCGGATTCGACTGCAAGGCGCTCATCATCTATGGGATGCGCGTCAACTCCACGACTGTGCTCACGGATGCCGAGTACGTGCATGGCATCGGCGCCGACGACGGAGTGACAACGGCGGCGCAGCGGTGCGCGGGCGTGTGGAAGGACAACGGGGTCAGTGCGGCCACGGGCTGGAGCCGCAATGGCGAGATCATCGCCATGTACTTCGTGCCCAACACGACTTTGGGCAGTCCTGATCTGCTGGCGGCATACAGCCGCATCACGGACGGCTTCCGGCTCAACTGGACCGCGGTAGACACGTCAGGTTGGGTGTTCAACTACATCGCCTTCGGAGGCGCCGACCTGGAAGCGGTGTGCGGAGCCGAGCAGGGTTCGACCTCGCCTGTGTCCGGTCTTCCGTGGCGCCCGGATATGGTGCACGTGTGCGGCCAGAACCTTGACAGCGATGCCGATCAGCTTCGTAACGGTGATCTTCTTGGGCTCATTACCGTGGGCTACCTCGACCCGCAGGCCGGTATGGGATGGAACGTCCCTCTCGACCTCAACACCTCCTCGGCGTTGCGCGAGAATGCGTTCTACTCCCAGGTGAACAGTGGCGCGCTGACGTACGACCTCCAGTTTGCGCAGACCACGAGCGATGGATGGAGTTGGGACGGGAGTGATACCGACTACTTCTTCTACCTTGCGCTCAACTGGGATAACGCCACCTACTTCCCGGCACAGCTCGACATCCTACAGGCTGACACCTCCGGTACCGGAGGACAGGATCAGGACGTGCCGCGCTTCGGAGTGGGGCAAACCTTCACCACCAAGAAGCTGGTTCACGTGGTGCTCAACGATCCGGACACCAACGTGTCTGCGGGCGACTTCGGGCATGGTGAGGGGCACGTCAAGTTCAGCTACTCCGTTGTGGACGAGGACGTGGTGGCCTTCGGCTTCGACGACTCGGCGAACGGCGCTGAGAGACGGCGTCAGCCGGACGACACGTTCTTGATGGCCACGCCGCCGGACTTGGATAGCCCGGGCAAGATCGGTGACTTCGTTGACCTGGACACCATTGACTGGGCGACGAACAACACCACCGGCTACTTGATCGGCATGTTCACCCTGGGCTTCATCGGCCAGGAGTACGACCGCACGGCCACGGACACCATGGGGGTGGCGGACACCACGGACCGGGAAGTGAACTACTCCCGGACCGACATCGACACGGCCAGCCTCGCGGAGGCGGTCGAGCGTGTGGTGGACTACGTGCGGTCTGCCACGGACGCGGTGTCTCTGGCGGAAGTGCTGCAGGCCAGCATGACCTTCGACAGGCTGCTCACGGACGCCATCACGTTGGTGGACGTGGTCACCTACGTGTTCACCCCGGGCGCGGGCGGTGAGCTGTTCGAGCGTACGATCACGGACACCATCACGTTGGCGGAGACGATCGCGCGGAACATGGAGATGGAGCGCGAGCAGGCGGACACCATGACCCTGGCAGAAGCCGTGGCGCGGGAGCACGACGCCACGCGGCCGGTGCTGGACACCTTGTCCCTGCTCGACAGCACGCAGGCCACCATGACTTTCGATCGCGTGCTCACTGATGTCATCACGTTGGCTGAGGCCGTGGCGCGCGTGGCGGATTACAGCCGCACCCAGACGGATGTGGCTCCGCTGGTGGAGTCCGTGCTTCGCGAGGTCGACTACTCGCGGCTCATCACCGACGTCATCACGCTGGCGGAGTTCGTCCAGGCCGGCTTCATCTTCGAGCGGGACGTCACGGACGCGATCGGCCTGGCAGACTCTGTGCAGCGGGAGGTGGACTACTCCCGCCCCATCACGGATGCGGTGACGTTGGCGGAGGTGACGGCGCGCAGCTTGGACACGTCCCGCGCGGTCACGGATGCCGTGGGCCTCACGGAGGGTGTGCTCCGGGAGGTGGACTACTCCCGCACGATCGCAGACGCCATTACACTGGTCGATACGGCGCAGGCCGGTTTCATCTTTGCGCGCACCGTGGTGGACGTCATCACGCTCGCAGAGGCGTTGGCGCGTGAGGCGGATTACAGCCGCCCCCTTGCTGACGTGGCGCCTTTGGCCGAGGCCGTGCAGCGGGAGGTGGACTACTCCCGGGCCGTGGTGGACGCCATCTCCCTTGTGGACGTGGTGCAGGCCGGCTTCATCTTCGAGCGCCTGATCGCGGACACCATCTCGTTGGTCGACGCGGTGGCGGCGGAGATGACTTTTGATCGCGTGCTCACGGACACGGTGGGCACTGTCGACACGGTTGCGCGGGTGGTCGACTACTCACGGGCTGTGGTGGACTTGATTGCGTTGGCGGAGGTGACGGCGCGCAGCCTGGAGGCGGAGCGCACGCTCACAGACGCGGTTGCTGTGCCGGACACCGTGCTTCGGGAGGTGGACTACAGCCGATCCGTGACCGACGCGATCAGCTTGGCGGACACGCTGCTGCGCACCGTGGAGCTGGGCGTGCTGGTGCAGGACACCGTCACGTTGGCGGAGGTTCTGGTCCACCAGGCCAACTACTCCCGTGTGATCGGGGATCAGATTACGCTGATCGAGGCCATCCAGACTTCGGTGGCTGGCCTCATCAGTGTGCTCATCCAAGAGACGCTGTCGCTGGCAGACACGGTGCAGCGGGAAGTCGACTACGTGCGCGCGCCCAGTGACGCGATCACGTTGGCTGACACTGCGGTGGGCGGGCTGCAGATGGACCGCAACCTGGCGGACACCGTGACACTGGTGGACACGCTGGTGCGCGAGGCCGTGTACGACCGCACGTTCCTGGACGCTCTGGGCCTGGTGGATACCACAGCGCGCGTCGTGTCCTTCGATCGGGCGGTGGCGGACACCATCACGCTGGCGGAGACGCTGGCCCGCACGCTGCAGGCGGACCGCACCATCACGGACACCGTGGTCGTTGCGGAGTCCGTTGCACGGGAAGTGGACTACACCCGCGCGGTGGTGGACCTGATCTCCTTGCTGGACGCTACGCTCCGCAGCCTCACGGCAGAGCGCATCGTGCAGGACGCCATCACGCTGGCGGACTTGTTGGCCGCGGGCTTCATTTTTGAGCGTGACCTGGTGGACACGATCACGCTGGCAGAAACGGTGCAGCGTGAGTTGGACGCGTCCAGGACGCAGATCGATACCGCGGTGCTGCAGGAGGGCGTGCAGCGCGAGGTGAGCTACAGCCGCTCCCAGGCAGACACGGTCGGCGTCGCGGACGTGCTGCTGCGCGCGATGGAGTTCACCACCAGCATCGTGGACTCCGTCAGCCTCCTCGACACCACTGCGCGCGCTGCCGACTACAGTCGCACCGTGGTGGACACCATCACGCTGGCGGATTTGCTGTTCCTGATCCAGGGGCTGATCGAGGTCCTGATCCAGGACAGCATCGGTCTCGCAGACAGCACCGCTCGCACAGCCACCTTCGGCCGCACCGTTGCGGACACCATGAGCGTGGACGACACCGGGGGCATTGCGCGTGAGGTGGTGTACAGCAGGCTGTATGCTGAGACCGTGGTGGCTGTTGACATCTGCTTCCAGGAAGGTCCTCGGCTCCGCGCAACTGGTATAGACTACGATTCGGACGGCGCTCCCCTGGACGCAGTGCCCATGGAGCCGCCATTCATCATTCCGGGAGGAAGCTAGATGCCCAGCCTTGGACGAGGAGAAGCCAGCACCTGCGGGAACCCGAAGCTGGACATCTTCATGCGGCTGGGCGGCGCGCTGGTGGACGTCAACAGCCTGGAGTTCCAGATCTTCGAGAAGATCACCAACCCGCTGGTGCCTGTGCAGGTCTACCCGGCGGTGGGGCGCGCCGCGGTGGACATCGCCAACGACTGCCCCACCGGTCACCGTTTGGGGACTGGCCACTACGTGGCGGAGTACACCGTCCCCACGGCCGCGCCCACAGGCACCTACGAGGTGCGCTGGTTCTTCAACCTGACGGCCACCACCCCGGAGCAGGAGTTCCGGGAGGAGTTCGAGGTGCTGCCCGGGGCTGTGGCCTCCAGCGGAGGCGCCTACACCACGATCCAGGCGATGCGTGATGAAGGGGTGCCCGCGACGGTCAGTGACGAGCGCCTCATGCGCCTCATCTTCGAGGCGTCCGACTACATCGACAAGGTCACCGGGCGCTGGTTCGAGCCGCGCACCGCCGTCTATACCTTCGACGGCTCGCAGACCGTTTCCATGTTGCTGGAGCAGCCGATCATCGCGGTCAGCTCCGTGAGCGTGGACGGCGTTGCCTTCGCCACCAGCGACATCATCGTCTACAACCGCCACATCTCGGAGGGGCTGCGGAACCCGGATGACCGCGAGAACCCCAAGGTGGAGCTGAACCAGCCGCTGGACGACGATCTGCTGTTCAAGATCGGCCTGAAGGTCTTCCCGCGCGGCCAACTCAACATCAGCATCGACGGCGTCTTCGGCTACACCGACTACGACGGGAGCGCCACGGGTGTGACTCCGGCCCTCATCGAGAACGCGTGCAAGCGCTTGGTCATCCGTGGGCTCACGCCGCTGTACGACGCGGACCCCACGGACCTGGCCTCCAGCGCGCACCGCATCACGGAGTTGCGCACGCGCGACCAGTGGATCCGCTACGGCGACCCCAACCGCTTGGGCCTGGCCGCGCCCGGGCCGTTCACCGGTGACCGGGAGATCGACAACATCTTGCTGATGTTCCGGCGGCCGCCGCTCGTGAGGGCTGTGTGAGATGGCACGCGGACGCCTCATCTTCCCGTTCTTGTTCGACATCGCGCAGCTGGACACACAGGCCACTGACGCAGACCCGGACGGTGCGGGACCGCTGACCAGCGGTTACGACGACGTGTTCCGCGAGCCCGTGGTGGTGCCGCCGTCCAGCGGCTCCTCGCGCGGTGTGGTGGCGCGCCAGGAGACGATCATCCGGGTGAAGGCGCAGTTCGAAGAGGGCAACTTCGAGGACCTGGAGATGATGTCCACGGGGCGCAGCCCCTCTTCGCAGATCCGCCTGTGCCTGCACTACCGCGACCTGGAGAACGCGGGTCTGGTGGAGCTGGCAACGGGCCGTCCGCTGCTCCGGATCAACGATCGTTTGGTGGCCTGCTACAACCCGCGCACCGCCGTGCTCATCGAGCAGTTTCCGGATCCGCCCGGGCTCTATTGCACGGAGGTGCAGTCCCGCTCGTTCGGCCTCGGCCCTCACCGCAACCTGCTGCTGCTCACGTTCCAGGAGCGTGACGTCTCTGCGCGGAGCCCGGGCTGATGGCGGGACTCAAGCAGATGCGCCTGCTGCAGCGCAGAGGCACCGCCATGCACCCCGCCAAGGGCCCGCTGAAGGTGGAGATCATCCCGGTGGGGGACTGGTCCAAAGTGGCCAGGCTCATGGCCGCTGGTGGTGCGGCCATGAAGAAGGCGATCAACAACGCGACGCGGGATGAGGCGCGGGACCTGGCCAAGCAGGTGCGTGACGGCCTGACGCAGCAGGCGCCGGGCGGCAAGCCGTTCACGCACCGCGTGCGGCCCACTACCCTGGCCTACCGCCGCATGCACGGGGCGCGCAGCCGCAAGACGCTGCTGGAGTCGCGCAGCATGCGTGACGCGATCAAGGCCAAGCAGGTGGCGCGTGGGGCCAACCCCACGTGGACCGTGGGCATCCAGCGCGGCGTGGCCGCCAACCGGCCCGGGGGCAAGGACCTGGCGGACGTCGCAGAGCGCCAGGAGCGCGGCTACGTGGTGGTGCTGCCCAAGACCAAGCTCAAGGCGTTCTTCGCGGCCATGCGCGCGGGCGGCGGTCCGCTGGGTTCTCGGCACAAAGGCAAGGGGCACGGCGTGGTGGTGGGCAACCAGATCGTGATCAGTGTCCCCGCCCGCCCGTTCTTCGGCCCCGTCTTTCGGGCCGCCAAGCGCGGCGCCCGGGAGCGGTTCCTGAAGCGCATCCGTTCGCATTTGCCCGTGGACTTCAGCTAGACTAGGGGTAAGCACCATGGCTGCAATTCTGAAATTCGACCAGGCTGGACTTCCCGCAGGCGTGGACAACGAGGGCCGGGAGGACATCTCGTCCGTGGACGCAGGTGGCGGCGCCGTTGCGCCCGTGGTCGTCACCGTCGTCAACCCGCCGGCCAACCTGGACACCACGGTGGTCTCCATCGAGGACGCGCCGCCCGGCGCCAACCAGCTGCTGGTGGACAACGGGGACGGCACGTACGACCTCACCTTCGATGTCGGCGTCTACGGTCCATTCCGGATCAAGCTGCTGCACACGCTGCTCACGGGCGTCACGGAGTCCGTGACCAAGATCATCAGCATTGCCAGTCCCAACCGCGGGATCCATTACCCGGCGCTGGGTGAGCGGGGCGACCCCGACGCGTCCCTCACCAATAACGGCGCCGACGTCATCGCAGCCACCGAGCGAAACCCAGGGGGTTCGGTGCGGGGGTATCACGGCTTCTACCGACGGGTCGCGGAAATCCTGGAGTCGCTGACGGCGGCGGCGGTGCAAACGGCGGCGGACACCGTCTGGTACATTGACCCCACCAACGGCGATGACGTTGCTGGTGATGGATCGCAAGGGGCGCCCCTCGCCTCGCTCGCAGAGTGGAAGACGCGACAACCCCCGTACATCCAGCACGAGATCCGGGTGAAGTGTCGACGGGATACCTATGTGATGCCCGACGACGGGTTACTGACCGGATTCCAGTTCAAGGCGCCAGGGCGGGTAGTCGTAGAGGCTGACGAGGACTGGGATCCTTCGATACCGACTGTCTTGCAGACTGCTACCGTGGCCACGTCGAGCGGAGTCAGCGGCACGATCAGCGGCACTTGGAACGCTGACTACCGCTTGAAGACGATGGAGTGGAGCGACGGCACCGGAGTGAAGGGCAAGACCCATCTCTTGGTTGCCCCCAACGGGGGTAATAACTGGGTTGTGATGGGGCAGGGCCTGAACGACGCCCCTGCCGTTGGTGACACGATTCGGATCCTGGAATACGACGGCTGCGTTTTTGTGCCTCCGACAGTGTCTGGGTTCTTCGGAACCAACCCTTATGTTCTTACCGACAACAGCCTGTCTGGTCCCGCCGACCTAACGATAGGCAACACGTTCGGTATCGCGGTGCCAGATCCAATCCTGAGCTTTGTCGCTATCAAGGGGGTCCGATTCCGAAACAACGCATCGTACGAAAACTTCCGATTCGGCCGTGGGTGTTGTTGGGTCTATGGGTGCTCGGCAGAGCGGGTCAGCAATGCTGGTTTCAGCAACTTCTTGGAATGCCTAGGCGAGGTTCAACTGGGGGTTAGCCTTGGCGACCCCTACACAAGTCCTCCGACGGGAGGTACGGGCAGCGACGAGTTTGCAGATCTAGAGGGGTGGGGCTGGCGTGAGATCGGATTCAACGTTTTGCAGCCAGTCCGGTACGAGGCGAGGGTAATCGGATACCTGGGCAATGACGCAGCACTGATCGACGCGCTTGGGGATCCCCCTCCCGGCGCTCTGGGAGGAAGCTTCGGTTTCATTACTGGGTTGTTTTCGCTGTACGGAGGGATCATTGGTCGCGTGTTTCCGAGTACGGTTGGTGGTTACCGAATACTGCTGAGGGGCGCCTCAGCGACGCAGCGGGTGTACCTGAACGCTCCATCGGGCAACCGGTTCGCGCGCCTTCCCGGGAACAACGGGGACTATTCAACGTTGCTGCTGAGCAACTGCGCGATCAACGGCCTAGGAGCCGATCTGAAAGGATTCGCGGCAATCCGCGAAAGCGGCAGCAATGTCCGAACCAATGCCGGGGCGGGGCCCTCGCTGCTACTCGAAGGCGGGGCCACCTACATCATATCCGGGGACGATTTGCAGTTGAACTCAGGAGGGGATGGGACGTTTGTGGTCGATGGCGTGGCGATAGATCCCGCAGCAGTGCTGACTGGTCCCGGCACGGGGACAGTTGGGGCACGCGGATCGCGTGTAGTCCGCACCACGACGTAGGAGCGTTGTAGATGGGAGCGGGGCTGACACCAGCAGGGCTTGGAGCCGCAGGGCTCGGTGGTTCAGGGCCACCGACGATCTCTGCGGTGACGCCCGCGCTGGTGCACACCGGCGGAGGCACGCTGGTGGAGATCACCGGCACCAACTTCCGCGTGCCCGTGATCCCGCCACCGGGCGGCGGCGTAGCAGCGCCGGTGGGCCCCACAGTGCAGGTCACCTTTGGTGGCGAGGCCGCGCAGTTCGTCGGCGTCATCAACTCCACCCGCCTCATCGTCCGCGTCCCGCAGTCTCCCCTGCCTCTGACGCCCCCGGCGTACGGCGAGGGCTCGGTGGACGTGGTGGTGACCAACCTGGACCCTGACGGGCTGCCGATCGCGGGCGAGTCCGTGACGCTGGTGGACGGGCTCACTTACGAGCGCCCGCAGCTTGCCAACGAGTCGATCGTCACCCGCGTGACGCGGCAGTTGGTTCTATGGATGCGGCAGCAGGTCCTGCCGAACGTGACCACAACGACGCACACCGACTACGACGAGGACCCCTCCGACGGGCTCAACATCACCGAGTTGGCGCAGCTGCCAGGGATCGCGCTGATCGGCCCAGACCTGGAGGAAAACCGCTTCTTTTCGCTCAACCAGCAGCCCGTGGTGGACACGCTCACGGGGGTGCAGGTGCGCCAGGTTCCGTACACCGTGGACATGGCCTTCTCGGTGCTGGGCGTCTCCGACAACCAGCAAGAGCTGCTGAACATGATGACCGTTGTGCAGCAGTTCTTTCACCGCAACAAGTATCTACGGCTGCTTAGAGATGCAACGGATCCGAACTCCGGCGAGGTCTCCTACGAGATGGAGGTGGTCGAGGGCGGTGACATGCGCACCTTCGGCGCCCCGAATACTTCGAACATCCGCACGTTCTCTGGTACGATTGTCGTGCGCGGCGTTGACCTCGAAGACATCGAGGGCTTCCCGGGCCAGCAGGTGTCCGACACGGTCGACACCTTCCCTGCAGACGGCGATGTGAACTTGTCAACGGAGCAAATCGGTGCGAGCTTCAACGTCGGGCCCAGTCCTGGAGATTGCTGAATGGCGCAGACGGCGACACTGATCAACTTGAGCCCGCGTCCGCGGACGATCGTGCTGGACCACCCGGCCTTCCGGGACAAGCAGTACGGGTTCAAGCGCGTGGCCGTGCCGGCGCCCTCCACGTCTCCCAGCGGACGCTCCGGCAACGCCTTCGTGCGGCAGTCGATCCCGGGCTCCATCACCGTGCCTGGCATGGGCAAGGTCGAGGGACTGCACCCGGCGATCAAGCACTGCGCGCAGGTGCGCACGCAGCTCGGCAGCACGCTGCGCATCGAGCTGGTCAACGTGCCGGACGTGCCGCTGGACGTGAAGCCCACAGGTGGCCGCCGCCGCGGCGGGAAGTCGGAAGCGGCTTCGAGCGAGGGAGATAGCTGATGGCTGAGCTTCTGGCGTCCAAGATCGTCATCCAGGAGGAGGAGCCCCGGTTTCGGACCGTCACCGGGGTGCCCACGGGAACGGGTGCGATCGTCGGCATCTTCGAGAGGGGGCCCATCGGCGTAGCCACGCTGGTCACCTCCTTCGCGGAGTTCTTCAAGATCTTCGGCGGGGACATCCTCGCCGGCGTGGGCACGCAGGCCGTGCGCGGGTTCTTCCAGAACGGCGGCCAGCGGCTGTATGTGATCCGGACGGCGCACTACAGCAACCTGGACCTGGGCACGCTGGCGACGGCGGCCAAGGCCACGTTGAACCTGCAGACCGCCGCCACCGCCGCCACCGCAGGCCGCGTCCTCGGCACCGTGGTCGGGCCCTTCGCGCTGACCCCCGGCGACACGCTCTCCATCGACGTGGACGGCGGCGGCGTCGCGCTGGCCACTTTCGACGCCGCGGCCGCCAGCCGGACCTCGGGCAACACCGAGACGTTCGACCTGCTGGATGGTCTGGACCTCACCGTGGCCATCGACGGCGGTGGCGTGCAGACCGTCACGTTCAACACCGCGGAGTTCGTGGACATCACCAACGCCACCGCGGCGGAGGTGGCTGCGGTCATCAACGCGGAGCTGATTGGCGCCAGCGCCAGCGTTGCCGCGGGTGCCGTGGTTATCACCAGCGATACCCAGGGTACCGACTCCGGGGTGAACGTCACCGGCGGCACCGCCAACACCGGCGGCGTGAACCGCCTGGGCTTCACCACCGGCAACATCGCCGGCACCGGCGATGTGGCGGACATCACCCAGGTGTCCGTGGCCGAGATCAAGACCGTGGTGGAGGCCGACGTGGCCGGCCTCACGGTCAACAACGTGGGCGGCGCGGTGGAGATCGTCTCCAACACGACCGGCCCCGCCAGCTCCATCCTGGTCGAGGCCGTGTCCACGGCGGACGACGAGCTGGGGCTGGACAACGCCACCCACTCCGGCACGTCCGGCGCCGCGGTGGACACCCTGCAGGTGGACGCCAAGGACTACGGCGCGTACGCCAACGACATCACGGTGCTGATCTCCGCGGCCACCAGCGGCGTGGCCGGCGAGTTCAACATGTCCATCCTGGATGGCGGCGTGATCGTGGAGGTCTGGCCCAACCTGTCGATGGACGACGCGGCCGACAACTACGTCGAGACCCTCGTCAACGACGCCACCAACGGCAGCCAGTGGGTGGTGGTCACGGACCTGGACGCCAACGCGGCCAACCCGGATCTGGAGCGCCCCGCGGACAGCCCCGGCTCCCCCGTGGTCCCCTTCGGCCCGCTCACGGGCGGCGACGACGGCCTGGCCGCCATCGACGACAACGACTTCATCGGCTCCGACGCCGCGAAGAACGGCATCCGCGCGCTGGACCAGATCGCGGATGCGTCCCTGCTCTTCATCCCGGACCGGACCACGGCCGCCGTCCACAACGCCATGCTCACCTACGGTGAGGTGACGCGGGACAAGAGCATGTTCTGCGTTCTGGACCCGCCCGCGGGCCTGGACAAGACCGGCATCGTCTCCTACGTCGAGACCACGGCCGCGCTGCTGAACCTCTCGGAGTTCGGCAGCATCTACTGGCCGCAGATCAAGGTGCTGAACCCCAGCACCGCCGTCTTCGGCACGGACACCAACATCACGGTTCCGCCGTCCGGGCACGTGGCCGGCATGATGGCGCGCAACGACGGGGCGCGTGTGGGCGGCGTCTACGACCCGCCGGCCGGCGTGGACAAGGGACGCCTGCTGGGCGTCACCGGCTTCGAGACGGACGCTGTCCTCGAAGAGGCGGTCCGGGACATCATCTTCCCCAAGCGGATCAACCCGATCACGAAGCTGCCCGGGCAGCCCATCGCGGTCGACGGTGCCCGCACGCTCAAGGGCAACGGCAACTTCCCGTACGTCAGCGAGCGCCGCGGCGTCATCTTCATCGAGCAGACGCTCAAGAACGGGTTGGAGTTCGCCCGCAACAAGAACAACGACGCCGACCTCCGGGCCGCCGTCGAGCGTACGATCATCACGTTCCTGGTCTCCCAGATGCGCGTGGGTGCCTTCAGGAGCACGGACCCCAACACCGCGTTCTTCGTGGACGTCTCGGATGCGATCAATCCGCCCAGTGAGGTCTTCGCGGGCCGGCTCAACGCCCGCATCGGCCTGGCCACCCAGAAGCCGGCGGAGTTCATCATCCTGTCGTTCTCGCAGGACACGCGGGCACTGGAAGAGGAGCTGGCGGCGGCCGGCGCGTGAGGAGGAGCTGATCCATGCCCGTCATCGGAGGAGTCCGCAGTTTCCACAAGAAGTTCAAGTTCCTGGTCCGTGTCGAGGACCCGGTGGCCGGGCAGCGCCTGTCCGCGGGCTTCCAGACGGTCTCCGAGCTGTCGGCGGAGGTGGCCAAGATCGAGCACTACGAGGGCGGCAACATCCGGCCCTTCAAGGAGCCCGGTCGGGTCACGTACACCGATCTCACGCTGGAGCGCGGCGCCACGAGCGACCGGCTGTTGTGGGACTGGTGGGAGCAGGTGGTCTTCGGTGCCGCCCTCCGCGGCCTCACCGGCGCGGAATACTGCCGGGACATCGAGATCCTGCAGCTGGACCGCGACGACTCGATCCTTCGCCGCTGGCTGGTCTACGGCTGCTTCCCGCAGAAGTTCATGGCGGGCGAATGGGACAACGACGCCGACGAGAACGTCATCGAGAGCGTCGTGCTCACCTACAACTACTTCGACCTGATCCAGTAGCCCAGGGCGTGGTAGCGTAGGCGAGCGCCGCAGCTGGCGGCGTAGAAGCGGGGAAGACGCCTATGCCTGAAATCGATGTGGAGTGCCCCTCCGGGCTTTCTGGAACCGTGCGCGGCCTGAAGGCCCGTGAGCTGAACATCCTGGGGGACCGGCGCGCTGTGCGCTCCGGGGAGGCCCTAGACCGCATCCTGCGGGCCTGCTGGACCAAGACCACCGCCCCGGGCCCCTACGACTTCAAGGACGGGGTGCCGGACTGGGATCGTGCGCTGCAGTGCGACCGGTTCTACACGCTGATGCAGATCCGCGTGGCCACGTACCCGGACGAGAAGTATGCGTTCGGCGTCGGCTGCCAGAACGGCAGCTGCGGGGAGAACTTCGACTGGGAGTTGGACCTCGACGAGCTGCCGTACAAGGACCTGCCGGAGGAGTCCAAGGCCAAGGTGCGGTCTCAGGAGTTGTTCGAGACCGACCTGCACGGCACCAAGATCAAGTGGAAGCTCGCCACCGGCAAGGAGGAGAAGAGGGCCACTCGAAAGGTGTCCTCGCCCACCATCACCGCCGCCCTCGGACTCCGCATCGTGGAGGTGGAAGGCGTGGCCAGGCCCTCCATCGACACCTGGCTGGAGGACCTGGAGGTGGCGGAGTGCCGTGACCTGCTGCGCGAGTTCGAGGCGGCAGACGGCGGCGTGGAGACGGAGATCGAAGTGGAGTGCCCCTACTGCCTGAGCGTGCAGAGGCTGGATCTCCCTTTTTCGGCGGAGTTCTTCGTACCCCGTACCAAGGGCAAGAAGAACTCCGCCGCGCCCAAGAAGAAGCCCCGGAAGAAGCGCCGGTAGGCCCCTACGGCATCATCGGCGGCCTGTTCCCCCGGTTCAGCCAGGGGGACGTGCGCGAGCTATACTTCCAGCTGACGTACAAGCAGCACGGCGGCTCGGGGCTCAACTGGACTCCAGCTGACGTGGACAATTGCGAAGTCGGCGAGGTACTTTGGCAGCTGGACCGCCTGAAGAAGCAGCGCGAGCAAGAGGCGCGCGCCATCGAGAAGGCGCACCGCAAGAAGTAGTAGGACATCCACCCACATGGCCCTGAACTTCGGCATCGGCTTCGTCATCCGGGCAACGGACCTTGCCTCGGGTGTCCTGCGCCGCGTGACCCGGGGGTTTGGCGCCCTGGGCGGCTCCGCGCAGCAAGCCAGCGGCGTCGTCGCGGCCGCCGTGGGTCTGATGGGCACCGGCATCGGCGCGCTCACCATCGGGCTGAAGGGCCTCCGCGCGGCCTTCGGCGCCGCCGTGGAGGCGGGCGAGTTCTCCCAAACAGTCCAATTCTTGGGAGCAATTACGGACAGAACCGGGGAGGCCCTAGGAGAGTTGCGCCAACGTGCCGTTGACGCCTCTCTGGCCACCCAATTCAGTCCCACGGAGGCGATCCAGGGCCTCAAGCGGCTGGTCACCGGCGGCTTGAACGCGGCCAAGTCCATGGACGCGCTGCAGTCCTCCTTGAACCTCGCAACCATCGGAAACATCTCCGTGGCCAGCGCGTCCACGGCCCTCATCACCGGCCTCAACGCCTTTGGTCGGGAGGGCCTCTCGGCTGAGCAGATCACCGACCGCTTCGCCAACATCATGGCGAAGACGAACTTCCAGGCCACGGACTTCGAAGCTGGCCTCGCCGTCGCCGCCGGCACCATGTCCGGGTTCAACCAGACCCTGGACACCACGCTGGTCTCCCTCGGCATGATGCGCAACGCCGGCTTCGTCGCGTCGCGCGCAGCCACCGCCGTGCGTGAGGCCACGCGCCGCATGGCCGGTAACCAGTCCGTGATGAACCGCCTCACGGAGATGCAGATCGAGCTGTTCGAAGAGGACGGCAAGACCATGCGTCAGTTGCCGGACCTGATCTTCGACATCGAGAAGGCGTTCAAGAAGATGACCCCGGCTCAGGCCCAGGTCGCCAAGATGCACATCTTCGGCGCCCGCGGTGTGGCGGCCTTCAACGTCATGACGCAACAGCAGATCGAGGTCATGCAGGACGGCCAGAAGGTCATGCTGCAGGGCGCGGACGCGGTGCGTCACCTGATGCAGACGCAGCTGGAATCCGCCGGCCAAGCGCAGAAAATCCAGGACCGCATCCTCGACACCTTCGAAGGTCAGCGGCGCCTGATCCAGGGTATCGTCCAGGGCTTCCGCACGGAGCTGGGTGAGGGCCTGGCGCGCTTCCTGAAGCCCGCGGCCAAGCTGGTGAAGGAGTTTGCCGAGGCCGTGGTGCGTGTGATCGGCGCGTTGCCGCCGCAGGTCAAGAGCGCGGCCGTGGGCCTCTTCGTGCTGGGCTCCGCCATCTTGGCTGTGGCCGGCGCCATGAGCATCTTCGCCGCCATCGCCGCCATCTCCCTGCCCTTCATGGGTGTGATTTTGCCGCTGGTGGCCGGCATCACGGTGGCCTTCGTCGCCATGCTCCACGCGGCGGTGGCGCTGGCCGCGGGCGTGGGCCTGCTGGTTGCCCGCTTCTCCAACTTCACGTCTGTGGCCCAGTTCACGGAGACGCTGAGCCGCAAGGCCGGCCTCCTCTTCGACACCCTCAAGCAGCTGTTCACGCTGGGCGGTGTGAAGCTGGAGCTGATGCAGGAGTTGAAGCGGGCGGGTAACGAGGGCGTGCTACCACTGGCCGTCAAGATCTTTGGTCTGGTGGAGCGGCTCAAGGACTTCTTTGGTGCACTGATCGGCGTGTTCAAGGGTGCAGCGAAGCACGCGCGGATGTCCGGAATCATCGACCAGCTCGGTAAGAGCTTCAGCACGGTGGCCGAGATCATCGGGTTCTTCACGGAAGAGAGCAATGACAGTTTGACTAACGTGCAGGCGTGGAAAGTCGCAGGCATGCGGGTGGGTATCACTTTGGCACGGATGGGCCTCGCGGCGCTGGAGGTGATCCTCCGGATCAAGCAGCTCTCGGACGGCTTCATGAGCGTCTTCGGGCCTGCCGTCATGATCGTGGTGGACGCGATCAACTTGCTGGTGCGCGGGCTGCTCTGGGTGGCATCGATCTTCACGGGCGGGCTGAGCAACGACGTCGACTTCCATGCGCAGCGCTGGCAGTTCTTGGGGAAGGTGCTGGGCGCCTTCGCCGCCATCAAGCTGTTCGGCGTGATCGCGGGTTTCGGCCTGGTGAAGGGCATCATCAGCAAGGTGGCGCTCACCTGGTTGCCCTTCCTGCTCGGCAAGGTGGTGGCGCTGACGCGCGGCATCGGCCTGCTGTCTCTGGTGACCAGCGCGGCCGCGCTGCCCTTCTTGGCCGTCGCCGCCGCCATTGCTGCAGTGGCCTTTGCCATCCAGCAGGTGATGCAGGCGCTGGACGACCCCAACCAGACGGTTGCGGCCAAGCTCTTTGGGCTGGGTGAGACTGAGATCGGTGGAGAGTTGGCCGGCGGTGGGCGCCGTGCTGCAGGCCGCGGCATTGGGGCGGGCCTGGAGAAGACCGAGGCAGATGGAACGGTCACGTCTGCGCGGGAAGCGGCAGCCGCGGGCGCAGGCGGCCCCAACGTGGCTGCTTTGGACGAGGACCAGCTGGGTCAGTTCATGGAGCTGCTCAGGGCCAATCAGCAGTCCGATGATCGCAGGGGCCGCGACCTGAAGAACACCCTGGAGCGCGTAGTTGCAGCACCCGCCGCCTCCGGCATCTTCGACAACCCGGAGCCCTTCTGATGTCGCTGACTGAGAACGCCATGGCGCCGCGCCCGCCGCGCCTCACCATCGTCAACCTGGACAACCTCCAAACGTTGGAGGCACAGTTCAACCCGTCGAAGCTCACTGAGCAGTTTGCCGCCAACTGGACGCGCCTCAACGTACCTGGTCTGGGCTACCAGCCGTTGCAGTTCCAGAACAGCGACAACGCCAAGCTCACCTTCGAGCTGTTCCTCACCACGGCCAGCATCGAGGGGTGGGGCAGCGTGGGCGGTGGTGCGGAACAGACCCCGCCGCAGCTGGCCCGGCGCCTCCTGGCCTCGTGGACCAAGCCGCGGCAGGTGTCCAACGACATCATCGGCGGCAGCCCGCCTCCGCTGCGGGTGGTGTGGCCTCAGATCATCTCCTTCGACTGCGTGCTGCTGCGCGTGGAGCTGGACCACAAGGCGTTCGACCTGCCTGGCAACCTGGGCATTGCGCGCTCCACCGCCCGCATCGAACTGGAGGAGATCAGCGACGTGCAGATCACCATGGACTCCTACTTGGATGACGAGTCCCGGTGGGGCGGGTTCAGCCGCGACGTGCTGGACGCGGTGGACGCTGCGATCGATTCCGTGCGCGTGGGTGATGAATCCTCGTTGTTCTCCGGGCCCTTCATCCCGCCGGACCCCACGAGGTAAGCCATGCCGCCGCGCCAGTATTCACGCCACAGCTTCACCACGGGTCGCAGCAACAGCGCAGAGCAGACGTACATCGACGATCGGATCCCGTACCGCTTCCGTGCGCTCACCGACAACAAGCAGTACGCGGTTCAGGAGGGCGACAGCTTGTACGCCCTGGCCGCGCGCTACTTCTCCCCGTTGCCCCGGCCGGCGGGCCTCTGGTGGGTGCTTGCTGACTTCCAGCCGCAACCCATCCACGATCCCACCATCCAGCTCTTGCCTGGCAGCGTATTGGTCATCCCGTCAGTCCGCACCGTCACAGAGTTGATCCTTGGTGAGGAGCGGCGGGAGGATACGATCTTGTGAGCGACGTCCGCACGCCGATCTTCTACGTCCAGCGCGTGGACAAGGGCAAGACCGCGCGTCTGGACCTGACCAACCGCGTCACCGCGTTCGAGTACACGGACAGTGAGCGCAAGCCGGACATGCTGCGCTTGACGGTGGACAACCACGACCTCAGCAACTGGGACGACCCCGTGTGGGAGCGCGGCACCATCTTGGAGATCCGCTGGGGCTACCCGGACCGGCTGACTCCGGCGCGCCGCGTGGTCATCAAGAGCGTGAAGGGCTTCACGCAGCTCGAAATCGAAGCCCGTGGGCTGGAGGTCGTGGCGGGCGCGGAGCACAAGAGCCGCGTGTTCCGCAACATGACGCGCGCACAGGTGGTCGACCAGCTTGCGCGGGAGATCGGTTTCGACAGAGACCAGGACCTCCACATCGAGAACACGGAGAAGGTGTACGAGGAGATCGTACAGGCCCGGCTTACGGACGCGCAGTTCATCAGCCGGCTGGCGCACCGCCAAGGCTTCGTCTGGTACGTGGACATCGACGGCTTCCACTGGCACCGGCGCGATCTCAACCAGAAGCCCAACCGCGTGTTCACCTGGTACAACGTGCCGCGCGGGCTGCCCGGAGAGATCCTCAACTTGAGGATCGAGAACGACGTCACGCGCAAGCCCGGCAGGGTGAAGTCCAGGGGCTACAACCCGGACGAGAAGGCTCCCGTAGGCGGAGAGGCCACAGACGGCACGGACCCGGAGCAAAAGACCCTCTCGCAGGGCCTGGCCCTCATCGACGCCAAGACGTTGGAGTTCAACCGCGTGCGTGCCAGCGGGGTGGGCACGGACGGTGAGGTGAAGACGCGCCTGTGCACGGAGGAGACGAACGAGGGGTGTCAGGAAGACGCACAAGCCAGCCACCGGCGCTTTCAGGAAGTCGCTGTGAAGCTCGTCGGTGACGTGGTGGGCGATCCTCTGCTGCTGGCCAAGACCGTGTTCGAGTTGCAGAACGCAGGCAAGCGCATCAGCCAGCGCTACTACATTTCCGAGCTGGTACACCGGCTGGACAGCGGCACCGTGTTCGTGTGCAGTCTGCGCGCGGTCAGCGACGGGTGGGGCGGGCGCAACACGAACAGTAAGGTTGCGCAGGGTCTCGTGCTACTGGAGCCGTTGCAGAAGAAGGAGGGCAAGAAGAACACCGAACCCACTGATGAAGAGAAGGCGGCACAGGCCAGCTTGCCAGACCGGGGCGCGCCGTTGGATGCTGTGGCCAAGGTGAACGCAGATACCCTGGAGTTCGACACCGTGTGGGTGGACGGCCAGGGCCGGCGCGATCCTACTGCGAACCAGAGCGTGCCCCAGCCGCTCGCGAGCCTCCCGGAAGACGTAGGTAACTCGTGACAGCCAGCCCGGAACAGACCCCAGACCCGCAGTTCCTAGCCCTTTACGAGGGGCGTGTGCTGGACAACGCAGACCCCAAGGGACAGGGCCGCATCCGCGCGATCATTCCCGGGATCTTCGAGGAGGACAGCCCGTGGATGTACCCCATCGGCTCGCCCGGCGGGGGTCAGACGGAGCTGGGGTTCTTCTTCCCGCCCCGCGTGGGCGCCAACGTGGCCGTCTTCTTCAAGGGTGGCGACACGGACTACCCACGCTACCTCATCGGCACCTGGGCCTACCCCAGCGGAGTCACGGACATCCCCCGCTTCGCTCGCTTCGACCCACAGGACGACACCACGCCGATCACGGACGAGGAGCGCTACCTGGTCAACGGCATCGAGACGGAGCGCTGGCAGATCATCATGGACAACCGGGACGGCAGGCAGAGCCTGATCATCCGGGACAAGAACGGGCTGCCCGACCCCAACAACGAAGGCGGGTTCATCCGGGACGAGATCGAGATCGACGGGGCCAACCGTGGAATCCGGATCCAGGCCGTGGCAGGCTTGTCCATCAAGTGCGTGGGCTCGATCAGCATCGACGCCCCTAACATCCGCATCAACGGACGCCGTGTAGAGAACTCGTCGAGGACCATTTGACCCTGCCTGCCGTAGAGACGCTGTGCGATGCCCTGGACCTGGCGGTCCAGGACCTGTGCATCACATTGCCGGGCGGGACCAGCGTGTGCGCCACGCCGGAGCTGCAGACGCCCAACCTCTTCGGACTCGCCAAGACCGGTCTTGGCCAGGCGAACGCGGCGCTGGCGCCCTTCCAGCCGGTCTTCGACATCATCGAGACCATCAACGCAGTGCTGGACTGCATTCAGGCCATCCCGGACGCCATCGCGTCGGTGCCTCCAGATCCCACCGGTTTGGTGGAGTGTGTGCCCAACCTGATCGAGAAGGTGCAGGCGCTGCTGAAGTACATCCCGCAGTTGGCCGTGCCTCAGCTGATCAAGGACATCTTGGGCGCCATCATCGCGCTGCTGCAGGGCATCGTGCAGGAGCTGGCGGCCATTCAGCAGCTGGAGCAGCAAATCCTGGCGGCGAGCGAGTTGGCGGAGCAGGCGCCCGGACTCTTGGCTGCGCTGGACTGCGCGGGCACCTCCCTCGACAACCAGATCGGCAACCTGGCGCGTGCGATCGGCAGCTTCAACATCCTGATCGACCTGTTGAACCTGCTGGGCGGCCTGGTAGGGCTCCCGGAGATCCCCTCCTTCGACGGCGGCCTGGGTGACGCCATCCAGCCGGCCATCGACGTGCTGAACGACGTTATCGATGTGCTGAAGCAACTACGGGACCTCATTCCGGGGTCCGACAACATTCCAGGACTCTGATATGGCAGACGAAGAAGCGGGGAAGACAGAGATCGAGGGCATCGACGCGCCCAAAGAACTGCGCCTCGCGCGGTCGCGCGCGCAGGTGAACTACTTCTGGGCCAAGACCATGTACGACGCCGTGGGGCGTTGCCGCGGGCTGCTCGACAAGCAGTTCGAGGAGTTGGGCGAGGCGGAGTTCGAGGGCAAGTGCACGGCGGAGCAGGCGGAGTACGCGCGCGAACACTTGCGCAAGGCTGCGGACAGGTTCGAGGAGCTGGCCGCGGATTTGAAGGAGAAGGCCGAGCTGATGAACAAGCAGCTGGAGGCTGTGGGCCGCCTTCACGTTGCCATGGACAAGTTGTCCGAGCTGAGCAACGGCGGCGATCCCATGGGCGGTCTGGCCGCTTTGGCGCAGCGCATCGCTGCCGCGCAGCAACAGCAGGACGGCGAGCAGCCTCCCAGCTAGTTCGCTTCTTGAGGGGCCAGGGCAGGTGCGATAGGCTGTAGGCGCTGCGTTTCTGTGCGGCGGTGACCTACAATGGCGCTACTGTTCTTCGACCCCCTCGATCATTACGCCTCCAACACGGATCTGACGCGTGGCGGCTGGGGTGGCACCGAGACCCCGTCTACGAGCGGCGGGCGGTTCGGCGGCGGGCACATCCCCATGAGCGGGACCGGTACCGCCAGCATCAACTTCTCCGGATCTGGCACCACGTACTATCTGGCGTTTGCGTTCCGGCAGGACACCACCCCCGGATCCACTGCCAGCAACGCGCAGATGGTGGCGTTCAGGCAGAGCAGTGGCGCCAACCTGATTTGCGAGGTACGCAAGACCGCCGCCTTGGGCTTCAACATCGAGAACGCGACCGGCTCCCAGGTCTTTGCGGGCGCAGCCGGCGCGTACCAGCTCAACACCTGGCACTGGGTCGAGGTGCGCCTGCTTGTGGACGGCGCCGCCGGACAACTCGAAATCCGTGTGGACGGCGTCCAGGTGGTCAACCTGACCAACCAGGACTTCGACGACGGTGCTGGCGACCTGGACCAGATCGAGTTTCAGAACGGAACCAACTCCGGCAACTCGCGTATCGACGACGTGGTGGTGTGGGATGGGTCTGCGGAGACGGACAGCCCGTTCGTGAACAACTTCCTCGGTGACATGCGGCTCATCGCTGATGTGCCGGATGCGACGACGCAGGAGCAGTGGACGCGCGTGGGTGGCGGAGCGGCCAACCACGAGGCTGTGGACGACGCGCTGCCTGGCGCGAACGACGGAGACACCACGCACGTTGATGGCGGCGTCGGCGTCGTGTCTGACATCTACAGCTTCCCGGACCTGCCCGGTCCGGTGAATGCGATCCACGCGGTCGGCAGCATGGTCGAGTTGAAGAAGTCCGACGCCGGTGCTGTGGCGCAGAACGTCAACACCAAGATCACTAGCGGTGTAGCGCAGGCAACGTCCCCCAACTACACGCTGACCACGGACTACACCATGTTCCGCCACGTGGCGTACCATGATCCGAACACTTCCGCGGACTGGCTCAAGGCTGCTGCAGACGCGGTGGAGCTAGAGCTGGCTGCAGAGATCTAGGCGGGGGTGACTTGTGGCCGAACCCCGCGGGACGCGTGTTTCGAGGGTCACGCTAGCTGACGCTGAGGCGCACCCACGTACCACGCGCGGTGCCCGCGTAGTCATCGCAGATCAGGCGTCCACGCCTATTGCTACGCGCTCCACCCGCGTCGTCTTCGTTCAGTTGGCGCCCGTGGTGCAGACGCGCTGGGTGCACCACAACCCGGCCAATTCGTACACGGATACCTTCTACTCAGTCCGCAAGTGCTCTCTCTGGGTGGTCACCGGAGAGGGTGGTGAGATCCAGACAACAGGCAGCACCCCGTCTTCGTTCACGAAGCGCAACACGGGCCTTGCGAACGACATTCTCAGCTCCGCGGTGTCCGGGGCCAACCCGCTGCACATCTTCTGCGGCGCCACTAGCGGGCGCTGGTTCCGCAGCCTGAACGGCGGACTGTCTTGGTCCAGTGGCACTTGGGGTGCAGGCTTTGCCGGTGCCATGCGCGGCGCTGTCTGGGCACCACAAGCCGGAGAGGGCCTGCACGTTGGCGACAGCGGGGAAGTGCAGTCGGCCGCTGACCTCTTGTTCTACACGCAGCAGCGCACGGCTACTGGTCAGAACCTGAACGCAGTGGACGCGGACGGTGTTGGTGGGCTGGTCGCCGTTGGCGATCTCGGGTCCTTGTACACGGCGCTGGAGGCCGATCTCACTACGTGGACGCTGCGCTCCTTGCCCGGCAGCCTCACGGACAACCTCACCGGCGTGGCCTACGCTGCTGCCTTGGACCGCTACGTGGTGGTTGGCGAAGGTGGTGTGGTTCTGACGTCCGACGACAAGGGGCTCACTTGGGATCTGCGGTCCCTGCCCGACGCGGTCACCACAGACCTTCACGACGTGCGTTGGTCTGCGTCTGCCTTCCAGTTCATTGCCGTGGGCGCCATGGGCGGCATCTACGTGTCCTTCGACGGCATCACCTGGGTGAAGGAAGAGCCAGACAACCTCTACCTCGGCACCTTCTACGGCTGCGGCATCGACGACACCAACCTCAACGCCATCATCGTGGGCTCGTCTGGCGAGATTCAGGTTGCCCCGCTGACCGTGCCTGCCGCGCCCACCGTTTCGAACTTCGACCCCCAGATCTCCATCCTCACCCCCACCCTGGGCGCGGGTGTGGGCACGTCGCGCTGGGACACGTTGCAGTTCGACGTGGTGAGCCAGATTGGCCTGATCACCGTGCTGAAGGTGGAGCTTGTACGATCGTCCGGGCTGGTGGACCTGGTTTACGACCAGGCGTCTGGGTTCACCGACGAGTACGCGCTGGGGTCTGGTGTATCCAACATCTCAATGGGTAAGCATCTGGTTGTAGGCCGCCGCGAGGGGTGGCCGGAGACGCCCGTGCACCTGCGTCTCACGATTGAAGGTCCTTCACCGGCGGTGCTGGCATGAGCTTCGTGGTCTCCGTTGAGCGCCTCACGATCACGCTGGCAGACACAGTGGCGTCTGCAACCGCCAACCTGACGCAGGGACAGTCCGTCTCGGATTGTTTCCCGATCGCCAGTTGGGATGCGGACAGTAGCGCCACCAACTACGACGACACGCAGGTCATGATCGAGTTCTTGACCGGGCCCGACCGCGTGCAGGTGTCCCGGGGCGGCACCTCGGGACAGGTGGTTGTGGAAGTGGCCGTGGTGGAGGTGGACCCACTGCTCGTACAGGTGGAGACCAACACTGGATCCATGCCGCCGTTCACGATCGGCTTCAACAGCAGTGTGCCGATCAACACCGCGTTGTACTTCAGCAGGGCGTTCGGCCTGCACTACAGCAAGGGCACAGGCAGTGGGCTGCCTCGCAACTTCCTGACGCGCCTGGAACTCAGCGACATCAACGTCGACATCGGCACGAACGTGGACCGCGGCTCTGCGTCCACAGGCACGATCGACTTCATCAACTACGTCATCGCCGACATCGACGGCAACCAGTTCAACACGCAGCAGTTCTCCATCTCCTTGGCGTCTAGTGCTGGGTCCGGGCAGGACACTCTGACCACAGCGGTGGACGAGGCGGTTTCTGCGCTGTTCGGCTCGTGCACCAATGCGTCCACCAGCACAGATCCGCAAGAATCATCCTTGGAGTTGGAACTTGTCGGAGGTTCATCCGGCGCAAGGACGCAGGTGGAGGTGCGGCGTAACGCCGTTGCTGTGGCTGCGGAGATCCGCGGCGCTGTGGTGACGTTCTTGGACGGCACCTCGGTGCAGCAGATCAACCAGACGATTCCTTCCAGCTCAGCCAGCGCAGGCTTTGCCATGTCCTCGGTGAACCTTGCACTGGCGGCTGGTAGCACGCCCATTCAACCGGGTAGCCGCATCCAGGAGAACATCGGCGCCGGGGGCGGCTACGGACGTACGCGCCTCAACACAGCTACGACGGGCACCGTCTCCGTAGGCACTGCACTGACTGCTGCGATCGACTGGCAGGCGGAGGTCATCGCGTTCGCCTCCGGGCAGACGTTCGAGCGTACCATCACGGACACCATCGGGTTGGCGGACAGTCCGCCTGTGGCGGAGATGACCTTTGACCGCGTGCTGCAAGACACCATCGCGGCCGTGGACGTGGTCACGCGTTGGGTCTCCTACGTCCGTAGCGTCACGGACAGCGTCACGGTTACAGACCGTGCCGGCCTGGGCGCCCCCGTCTTCGTGCGCAATGTGCAGCCTGCCGCGGGCACAACTATCCCGCGCTGGCAGGTGGTGGAGTTCGACGTGGCCAGCGCAGGCAATCTCACGCTGCTCGCCATCGACTCCGTGCTGCCCTCTGGCTTGCTGGAGCCGGTCTACGCTGACGGATCCGGGTTCACGTCTGCGTTCGCCATCGGTTCCTCGGCCCTCGCACAGAACTTCGGCAACGACGCTGGGCTTCACGTGGCAGTTGCGCGCCGAGAGGGCTGGGGTGCGTCTCCCATTCGACTGCGGATCACAGCACAGGCTGGCGGAATTGCTCCGCAGGTCTTCGAGGTCGTGATTGCGGACACCGTGGGTCTGGCGGACACGGTGTCCGGCGTCATCGATGTGCCGCAGGACCCCACTTCGATCATTGCTGCTTCCGACCAGTTGGCCTGGCACCGCTGGGACATGGGCATCACACACGCCACTCCGCCCGAAGTGGAGCAGTGGGATGACCAAACGCTGGACGCCTACCCGTTGGACGTGGTCGAGGACTTCCGTTACCCGGATCTCGTCGGATCCGGTGGGTTGAACAACCACGGCTACCTCACGTTCGACAAGTCTCTCCAGGCACATATTGCGCTGCCTGGTACCGGGATCATGCCGACGCCGATGGAGCCGCACATCTATCTGGTTTACCGCTGGCAGGCTGTACCGCTCAGCGGCAACCACTACATGGTGTCGATCGGCCAGGGCAACTTGTTCCCACCCAACGACAACGTGTTGGCCATGGTCGCGACGGCCACCGGGTGGTTCCACATCATCCGCACGGGCAGTGGGTTCTTCTTCATGACCCCGTCGATCACACACGACACCAACTGGCACCTTGCCGAGCTGTGGTATGACGGTGCGAATTTGAACTTCCGGCAGGACAACGGCAGCGTCACTTCCGTGGCAGCCAACGGCACGTTCAACGTGAGCCTGCAGAGCGCCTACATCATCGGTTCTTCCGACCCCAACGGCGGCAGTTCCACTGCGGCTTACGACGTTGGAGAGTGCTTCTCCACGGCGCAGCAGGTCAGCGGGCCGAACCACACCGCGCTCATCGCCTATCTCAACGGCTACTGGAACGGGGGCTGGTAGGCTGGTAGCTTGGAGGTAACGCGATGCCGATCGACGTCTCATGGCCTCTTCTGGCCGACCCTCCCACGCCGCCGTTGCCCTTGTCGCCGCCGCCGGACCCCGGCACGGATGCCACCTCTGGTGGTGCTCTAGGCAGCGGGCTCAACAACTACATCGGCACCGGCGTCATCCGCCCCTTCCAGCGAGACCAGAAGCAGGACTACGCCAACGCAGCTGGCATCCCCATCCTAAACACCTCGGTGGGGCAGATTCTGGGCACCATGAGCGACAGTCCGATCGCGAGCGGGGAGCTGCCTTGGCGCCCGGAGTTCGGTTCCACGCTCTACCTCCTGCGTAACCGGCTCAACAACGTCGCGCTCGCCGACATCGCGCGCAAGTACGTGGTCGAGGCGCTGGCCCGCTGGGAGCCCCGCATCCGGGTGCGCGCGGTGAAGATCCAACGCCTGGAGGCGCAGGCCGGCAGCGGCCGCAACGTCCTTTTCATCCGTATCACCTACGATATTCTCAGCGAGAACTCTGCCAGCAACGAGGTGGTGGTCTCCGGCCTCGAAACTGCAGTAGCCGTGTAGTAGTCTGAGCCCGGGTTTCTGCACGCGATGGCTCTGCTCGGCGCAAATCTGGACTACACGGACAAGGACTTCGACAGTCTTCGTCTACGGTTGTTCAACCTTATCGAAGGTGCGTTCCCGGAGTGGACGGAGCAGAACGTTGCCAACTTCGGCAACATCATTGTAGAGCTGTTTGCGTTTGTCGGTGATGTTCTGGGCTTCTACCAGGACAACCAGGCGAACGAGAGCCGCATCACCACGGCACAGCTCCGCCGCTCGCTGCTGGCCCTGTCCAAGCTGGTGGGCTTCGAGGCCAAGGGGCAGACGGCTGCCACGGTGGACCTGCAGGTGGTGCTGAGCGCGGTGCCGGTGGGCGACGTCACGTTCGAGGTCGGCGACCTCTTCCGCACGCAGGAGGTCACCAACCCGGTGATCTTCCAGAACCTGATCCAGGTGGTCATTCCCGGCGGTACGGATCCGCCCGTGGCTACGCTGGCGTTGGAGAACAGCAGCGGCGCGTCCGAGGCCCACACCTCCACAGGCAAGCCCAACCAGGAGTTCACGCTGCAGAGCACGCCATTCTTGGAGGGCTCCCTCTCGATCGTGGCCAGCGACGGTCTGTACACGGTCCAGGACAGTCTGCTGGACTCCACGGCCACGGACCGCCACACCACGGTCACCGTGGACGAGAACGACCGGGCGCGTGTGCGCTTCGGCAACGGCGTCAATGGCAAGATCCCGGAGGGCACGATCACGTTCACCTACAAGGTAGGTGGGGGGATCACCGGCAACGTGCTGCCCAACACGATCGTGCGCGCCACCAAGTCCTACGTGGACTCCTTCGCCAACCCCGTGGTGGCCACGGTGACGAACCCGGAGGCGGCCAGCGGCGGCGCGGAGCGGCAGAGCGTGGAGTCCATCCGCGAAGAGGCGCCCCGTGCCACGCGCGTGGTGAACCGGACGGTGGCCCGGGAGGACTACGAGATCAACGCCCTGCGCGTGGCCGGCGTGGCGCGCGCGGTGATGCTCACCAGCAATGAGCGCGAAGGCATCGCGGAGAATCAGGGTCAGTTGGTGATCGTGCCGGAAGGTGGAGGCGCTCCCAGCACGACGCTCAAGAACGCCGTGTCCACGCTCATCGACACGGAGTACCCCACCACGCTCACGTTCATCTACGAGGTCATCGACCCCACGTACCTGACCGTGAACGTGCAGGCCACGGTCTTCCTCACCTCGTCCGCCGTCGCCTCTGTGGTGGACGCTGCGATCCGCGCAAACCTGACAGCCTTCTTCGCGTTGCGTGATGCAGACGGATCGCTCAACGAGAACATCGACTTCGGCTACAACCTGGACGGGGAGCTGCCGCAGTCGAGTGTCTTCAACGTGGTGCGTGACACCACGGGTGTGCGGAAGGTCGGCGCCGGCCCGGCGGACTTCTTGCTCAACGGGCAGACCACGGATGTGGAGCTGGAGCCCTACGAGTTCCCGACGCTGGGCACGATCACGCTCATCAACGGCGACACGGGGAGCCCGCTTGTATGAGCCCTCCCGTAGAGAACCCCTCCTTCGAGGAGGCGGGCGCCACTCTCGGCTCTGCGGCTGATTGGTCCACGTCGGTTGTCTCCTCCGAGGAGGTGTTCGCCGACTACGGACTGAACCAGCAAGCCTTCTCGCCGGACACCGCCAGCGTGGAGACCTTCGAAGAGGGGTGGTTTGGCCCCGTCGACTCGGAGGTGGACAACGTGGGCCCGGAGATGTCTGCGCGCACCTCTGAGGCCCTGGGCTACGCAGATCGTCTGATCGTGGAGCTGAACGGCGTGGTGGTCTCCACCACGGAGTCCGTATCCATCCCCCAGCAGCTCTTCGTGTCCGCGTTCCTCTACCCGGCCGTGGTGGACCTGGAGTTCCGCATCTTCGGGCCGGGTACCGCGCCGGATGACACGGAGCGGTACGAGTCGGATTGGGGTGTGGTGGACGCTACGCGCCTGGCGCGGCTGTGGCCGGTTGGGTCGCCCCCGGACTACCAGTTCACCTTGTCACCCGGCCTGGAGGAGGCCGACTACGACACGTCCGACGCGGACCCCGGCACGCCAGAGACCTTCGCGGTTGGCTGGGGTGAGGTACTCACCACGCTCGACCCCATCACCGGTCCGCAGCTTGCGCTTTACGACGGTGCTACCGAAGACCATGAGACGTTCGAGACTGGGTGGGGCCAGGAAGCCGCCCCGTCGTACACGGACGCTGCGTACGGCAGTGGCAAGGGGGACCCGGCACCCACCGTCACGTTCGAACCCTTCGAGGATGCGAACGAGGAGGTCTGGCCTTCCGTTGAGGTGCTTGGCACGGATGCGCCCACCGACGTGCTCACGACTGCTGACCTCTCCGATCCGCTTGTGGGGAACACGCCGATCGAGGTGGGGTACGCAGATCCGGTGACGTTCGAAGCCATCTCTGATGGTGCTGTGCTTCCGACACCGCTGACGTACGACACGGAGTGGTTGGCCTCACAGACAGGCATCGGCACGCCGGACCCCAAGTTCTTCTACCTCTACGCGAACCAGAACGACTATCCCGGCACCCGCGTGGATATCACAGCGGGGCCGGTCGGGCGGTTCCAGATCACGTTCAATCCCGCGCGGTTCTGGACTCGCGTGCTGAACCTTCTATAGGGAGTAGCCATGGCACAAGCAGACTGGAGTGCACTTTCGGACAACGCTGCAGCCACTGTGCTGGACAACGGTGTGACGTCCGGTACCGACAAGCCGGCAGGCGGCGGCACGCATGTTTACGGTTTCCGCAGCTTGGAAGCGACCGACAGCGTGGTCGGCTACTTCACGGGCCAGGCCGGCTTCGTACCCACCACCAAGGGCGGCTCGATCCGCGGCGCCATCAAGCGCGGCCCGTCGTCCGGTCCCACCGGGTTCGCGCCCTTCTTCTTCATCGGACTGCAGGGCACCTCGATCGGGGACGTGGCGTACATCCTGGGACTCTCGGACGCAGACCCGTACCACATCGTGCTCCGCAAGGGCACGCTGGACACGGGCGTGGCGGACGGTCCCGTGGACCCGGACGGATCGGACAACGTGCTCATGCGCTCCACGGAAGCGTTCTCCGACGCGGAGTGGTTGCACCTGCGCATGGACATGATCGTGCAGGGCACGGGCGACGTGGTGCTGCAGATCTTCCAGAACGACCTGGACGCGAACGACGTCGCGGCACCCAGCTGGGTGGTGGTGCCCGGCATGGAAGGCCCGCAGGCCCCCTCCATCGACGGTTTCGTGGACGACTCTCTGGGCATCAACACAGGCAGCGTGCCCCTCACCGCGGGGCGCATGGGCTACGGCATGCGTTCGCAGGTCGTGGGCGCCACCTCCTTCGTCGACCACCTTCAGTGCGCCCGCCAGCTGTGAGTCATGTCCAGTCCCTTTGCGCTCAACAGAGGTATCACCCAGCAGCGCATCGCTTCGGCGAGCGCGCCTGACGGGTCGTACCTTTTCGAGCTTGGGGACAGCAGCAACGGTGACGCGAGGTTGGCCGCGGGGGACTACCACGAGGTCGACCAGGACATCGTCATCCCACCGGAGATCTATCTGATCCGACCCACCGTGAAGCTGCGGTTGCGGGATGACCTTCCAGCAGGGCGCTCCTGGTTGCTGCGCGCCTTCTTGAACGGCACTGAGGTCTACGCCAGGACCTTCACCATCAAGCCGCCCACCAGTAGGACGCTCACCGACATCGCGATCCCGCTCAACGACGCCAACGGCGCACCGAGCACGGACAACATCGCCTTCCGCCTGGAGCTTGCCTGATGGCGTTGGTCAAGCTGCCTAGCGTCCAAGTCGACGCGGTCAATCCAGACAGCCTCGACGCTACCCGGGGCACCATCTTGTCCACGATCGGCCAGCCCTTTGTGCTGGCAGACGCACAGACGCTGATCGTGGACGTGGACGGCGGCGGCGGGCAGGTCATCGCCTTCAATGCCGTCGACTTCGCCAACATCGCGCTGGCGTCGGCGGACGAGGTGGTGAACGTCATCACCAACGCGCTGACCGGGGCGTTCGCGACCAACGAGTCCGGGCAGATCCGGATCACCACGGACACCTATGGCACCACGGGGTCCGTGGAGGTCACCGGCGGTACGGCCGCGGCTGCCTTTGGCTTCCCCGGTGGTGCGCAGGCGGGCACGGACGCCACCCCGCAGTACACGCTGATCAACCGCATCCCGGAGCCGGGAGAGATCGAGGTCCCGCAGTCCTCGGGCATCCAGATCGACATCTACGAGTACGGCGGTGGCGGTGGTGGTGTCCCGGTGACCCTCATCGAGGTCACGGTGGAGGGCGTGCTGGCCTACGACGGGGATGGTGGCGGCTTCCAAGCGGGCTTCACCGGAACGGTCACAGCGGGCCTCAGCACGGGCCTCACGCGCATCGTCATCAACCCGGACACCGACTTCACCAGCAAGCAGGTGGTCGATGTCGACGTGGACATTGACGGCGGCGCCTACACGGAGAGCTACAGCTTCACCGCGCAGGACACGGAGGCGCCGCAGATCTCTGCTGTGGATGCGCGCAGCAAGACCGTGGTGCGCGTCACCTACGCGGAGCCGGTCAAGCAGACCTCGGCCTCTGACGCAGATGACGCGCTGAACCCGGCCAACTACGCCCTCCTGCGCCAGTCCGTGCCTGCCGTGAACGTGGTGCCCGTGTCTGTGGCGGCCGTGGACGCCTCCACGGTGGACGTGACCGTGGACGTCGAGATGACCTTCGGTGCTCCCTACCGGATCACGATCGGCAACGTGGCGGACCTGGAGGGCAATCCGTTTGTGGCGCCCGCCAACTACGTGGACTTCATCGCGTTTATCCCCGACTTCCCGGCCGGACGACGCTTCCGCCTCATCGAGTTCATCCCGCTGATCAATCGCGAGGAGGACGTGTCTGGTGAGCTGCACCTGACGATCGCGATCTTCCAAGAAGTCACCAACCTCATCCTCTGCGAGATCGATGAGTGGACCAACATCATCGATCCGGACCTGGCGCCGGAAGCGTTCGTGGACGCCATGCTCGCGGACATGGGCAACCCCTTCGGCCGCTTCGACCTGGAGGAGGTGGACAAGCGCCGCCTGCTGCGCAACCTGATCAGCTTCTACCAGCTGAAGGGTACGGAGCGCGGGATCATCAACGCCATCCGGTTCTTCCTGGGCATCGAGGTGGCGATCGACATCTTCAACGGGGAGGGGTGGGAGCTGACGGACACCCCCAACCGGGTGGCAGGCCCGGGCACCACGGGAAGCTCACCCTCCTTCGAGTCCGGCATCGCAGAGGTGATCGATCTGCAGGAGACCCTGATCGTGGAGCTGAACGGCGTGGTGGTCTCCACCTCGACGTCCGGTTCTTCGGAGGGTGAGGTTGGCGACGAGCTGAATGACGCGGATGGCACGCTGGGCGTTCCTCCTGCGATCTTGGGGCCGAGCCCGGCGGGCCTCTACAGCTTCTGCATCCTCTCGCCTGTTGACCTCACGTTGGAACAGGCCGAGAGCATCGTGTTCCTCGCCAACTACCTCAAGCCTGCACACACCCACCTTGTGTGCATTGTTCAACCCAATGAACCAACCTTCGACACCAGTGGACTTGGTGTTGAAGTCGTTTCAGTCACCGGTCCCGCTTTCGACCATGTTGAGCTAGGCTTCTCGGAGCTTGGCGGTGGTGCTGGGCAGCCGGGCACCTGGATTCTCCACTAGCCTCGGGTGTACGCTCGGGAGGAACGCCATGAATCGCAAGGACTTCTTTTTCAGGCAGAAGGTGACCGAGGCCGAGCTGGACGCGGCCTTCGACGACGTCGAGCAGGCATTCAAGGCGTTCGTGCAGGGCTTCAACTACGTTGGAGTTGCCCTGGGCGCGGATGTGACCGAGGCGGCGGTGCCCAACCTGACGGTGGACGCCAGCGGCCCGGCCATCATCTATGACCAGACGCAGGAGCGGATCGGGTGGACCACCACCCAGAACGTGAACGTGGCTGTGGACGAGAACGGGGTGTCCACGGCGGTGGCGGCGGCGCCCAACGAGAAGTGGGTCAGCATCTTCGCCAAGTTCAAGCGGGACCTGCAGGACCCTCGCGTGGACGGCAACAGTGACACGGTCTTCCACGAGCGCAACGAGAGCTTCGAGATCAACGTGGCGCAAGGCGCGGAAGCGCCCATTGGCACCGCCACCCGTCCGGGCCTACGCGGGGACCAGATTCTGCTCGCGGACGTGCTGCTCACCTTCGGACAGACCACGGTGCTCAACGCTGACATCAGCACCACGCGCACGGAGGTCATCTACGACCTGACCGGCAGCCCGCTGGCGATTCAGGAGAAGGGCCTGCAGGCCGTGCTGCAGGCCATGGTGGACCAGATCAACCTGATCTCCACCACTGGTGCTCTGCTGGGCGCCACGCAGACCTTCACCGGGGACAACACGTTCGACGGTGAGATCATCCGCGACGCTGCGCGCGATCCGGAGGACGACTGGCTGCGTAGTGAGGCGCCCGGAGCGACGAGCGATGCGGTTCTGCTCGGACGCTTTCGCGTCGACACCGCGCCCGACCGCTGGTGCCGCCTGTACTACACAGGGGCGACTCTTGGCGGCGGCTTCATGATGACCTTCAACTGCCGCTACGACGTGGGCGCCACTCCGGGGCAGGAGTGGATCATCGACGACGTCGGTGAGCTGGTCACGCGTGTCATCATGGGCGAGGACGGCTTCAAGATTCAGGGCTTCGACACCACGCCGGCCAGCCCCTTCGCCAACGCGGACTGGACTGACGCGACTCAGACCGCGTCTGGCATCGATGTCGACCCCTCGGACTTCGAAGCTACCATGCAGAACATCGGCTTCGTGTTCACCGCCACGGACGCCACGCTGCCTATCGTGAACTCGACGCAGTTCCCGGATGCGCATCCCGGGGAGCCTGCCAACTTCTACAAGCTGCTGTTCCGGGCAGCTACTGACTCTGGGCACGGCGACGTCCGCTTGTTCGCTACGCAGACCGGCTTTGCGATCACCGTCAACGCGTTCTGGGACCCCACTGCTGGCGCGTCTGGTGAGTGGGCCGCAGACGTGGCTCACGCCACGGACAACCCCGCGCTATTCGTCAACTTCTCCACCACGTCCGCCCCCAACGCGGCGATCTCTGTTCTCATCCAGGCCGACACGTCTGTGGCGTGGACCACCTTCGACAACTTCGGCTTCAACGTTGCCGGCATGGGCGACATGCAGATCGCGGGGAACTACAACTACGCTTCTTCTCGCCTCAACACGATCAAGGAGCTGAGTGCTTGGAAGGGGGCGAACGCCGACCCTGTGAACCTGTGGACCGGTGCCGGCGGGCAGCCGGGGCTCGACGGCGAGATCATCGCCACGGCAGCGAGCGCGGTATGGGTGGTGCCCCTCAACCTTCCCGCAGGCAACACGCTGACGCGCGTGGAAGCGTTGGTGAGCGCGGCGGGCGCCTCTGCGATGTTCCTGGCCGTGTACGAAGTCGCCGGGCACGACTACGGCGGCACGCCTGCGACCCCCACCCGGACGCAGCTGGGCATCCTCGACTCGACCGGTGGGGCGGGCCTTGACGTGCTGTCCACCGGCTCGTTCAGTAACACCGCGGATCCGGACAAGGCGTACATCGCGGTCATCGGCTCCGGGCAGGCGTCCGACAAGATCTACGGCGTGCGTATGTGGTTCACCGACAACGGAATGAACAACCGGTGAGGTAGATCACGGTGGACTTCCTGGACTACGTGCAACAAGCCGGGCCTTTTACGGCCCCGCTGTGCGTGGCTATGATCTTCGCCATCCGGTGGTTGCTGAAGGACCGCGAGCGCCTACTCGGCCTATTGACCGAGGCGAACAACGATCGCATGTCTCTGCGAGAGAAGAGGGCAGAGGACTTGGAACGGGCGGCCAACGAGTACCGCAACCACGGCGAGGCCATGAGCAGCTCGTTGCGGGATTGGCAGACTACCGCCGACGCCGTGCTGCAGCGCGTACCGGGAGCAAAATGAAGTTGCTGGACGCCATCCTGCATATCTTCCGGCCAACGGTGCCGCAGGTGCCGCCGGAGCTGCTGGAGCGTGAAGCCGAGGCGGAACGTAAGGCCGCCAACGGTTTCAAGGAGCTTCAGCAGTCGCGCGCCTCCTACGACAAGCGTGCGGACAAGGGCCTGACTACGATCAACGACGATTTGGACGAGCAGGACCGGTTGATGCAGGAGGCTCTCGGTGGCGGACGATCCTAGTGGCAAGGAGAAGTTGAAGGAGACCCTGATGGGGATGGAGTCTCCTGTGCGTCAGTCTGAGCGTCCCCCTCCTGATCCCCCACCGGCAGAGTCCACGGTGGACAGCACCAAGCTCTTGGAGGCTTGGCAGCTGAACGTCTCCACCATGCGCAGCCTCATCGAGCACTTGGACGCGGCACAGCTTGACAACGCACAGACCCGCTCCGACAACAAGACGACGCGGTGGCTCACGCTGAGCGCTGCCGCAGTGGTCGTCGTCATCGGCGCCGTCGTGCTGTGGCGCGTAGAGACCGCGTCTCAGAGCGTGGGTGTGCTGACAGCTGCTGCACAGGCCGCGGACGCGGAGCTGGACACCGTGCGGGATCAGCTGAGTGCGGTGCTCACGGCGGTGCAGGCCACCAACGAGGCCGAGTTGGAGGAAGAGCTGGCTGCAGCCGTGTCCGATGCTGACGCGCACCCTCCCCTGGAGGCACCTGCGCCCAAGGTGGCCGCGATCAAGGCGCGCGTAGAGGCGCAGGTGGCGTCCATCCAGGCCGAGAAGAAGATGGCCGAGTCCGCACCCACCGCACCGGAAAAGAAGACCCGGCTGGAGAGGGTGCGGCGTAAGGCCAAGGCACTCAAAGCGAAGGCGGCGAAGATGCCGGTGCCGCTGGACGGCGGTGAAGACAGCCCGCTGCGCGCGCTGGACGACTTCTGATCACCACTCCCCGTCGCGCACCGTGTCCGTGCTGGCCAGGAGCACCGGATAGCCCTCCGCCGGGCTGTCGTCCTGCTGCCCCTCGAAGCCGTGCTCCTTGTCCTTCTGGCCCACGGTCTTCACGTTGGTGAGCGTCTCGCTGGCCGGCACGTCACCCGCTCCACCGTCGCTCACCTGGTAGTACGGGCCGTTGTAGTCCCCGGCGCCCAGAGGGCTGGCCGGCGCCTCCTCGCCCGTGATCTTCTTCCAGAGCGTGGCGTCCACCATGTGGATGAAGAGGCGGCCGGCCCCGGAAGCGTCCCAGGTGTCGATGCCGTGCGGGTCCGGGTAGATCTTCTGGACCATCTCGCCGCCCGCGCCCAAGCCCATCTGCGCACCCTTGTGCACCAGGCTCTTGCGCTGCGGCTGCATGCCAGCGGAGCGCATCACACCTGCCGTGGGCGCCGCGCTGCTGTACACGCTGTTGATCGCCGCTCCGATCATGGCGTCCCCGTCGTGCACTTCGCCCATGCCCTGCAGGTGGAACACACCGCCCTCGATCGGATCGGACGCGCTCTGTCCGCGCGGGCCGCTGCGCTGCTTCTTGAGGAACTTGTCCGTCGCCGGCACCACCAGTAGCTGGAGGCCGCCGAACTTCTCCTCCCCGGAGACCTGCCCCTCGACCGTGTAGCCCTTGCCCATGGCGGTGGCGACGAACTGGCGGATCTTCCCTTCGCCCGTGTTGAAGCCGTCGAGCCAGGGCTGGGGCGGCGCCACCATGTAGTCCTGGCGCGGGTTCTTGCTGTCGCTCTCATCCGCCGGCGCCAGTTCCGGCGACCAGGGCTTGCCGCTGACGGCGTTGATCTTGCCCGCCGCCACCTTCACCGCGCACGGGAAGCGGTAGTTCCGGGTGAAGCCCAGCCACAGAGCCTCCCGCTCGTACATGGGCAGGAAGATCCCGCCGTGCTTCACCCACTCACCCGGGACCTTGTCCCGGTAGTCATCTACCCGCTTCACGGGGAACACGCCCACGGAAGGCGGCAGGGCGTGCGTCTTGCCGTCCTCGGGCAACCGCACCGTGCGGTGGAGCGTCACGGTGAAGCTCCCCTTGGGGTGCTTGAAGATCACGTTGCCGTTCTGCGCTTCGATTTCCATGCCCAGCCTCACCATTCTCCGTCACGGACGGTCTTGCGTGCCTTGCCTAGCACGCGTTGCATTTGATCCGGCAGCGGGCTGATTCCCGCCGCCGCGTTCAGGATGGCCAAGCACCATGCGTGGCGGGTCATGCCGCAGGCTTCAGCAGCTGCCTCCCAGGCATCCGCTTCGATCTCGCGTGGCTTCACTGTCACGTTGGTGCGATCCGTCATGCTGCCATGGTAACCATATATGGTTACCCGTCAACTACTCTCTTGACACCCGCTGGCGGCGTGCCTACCTTCAGGTCATGCAGTTGGATTGACCGCCGCGGCTTGAAGCCGCGCTCCCGCAAGGGGCAAGTCAACACCCGCGCGCCGCAAGGCCCTGCGCGGGCTACTGCTTTCAGTGCCAGAGGCCCAATCGGACGGGCGGCCGGACTAATCACCCGGACGGCTGCGGGTTCGAACCCCGCCTGGCGCACCACTGCGTGGAGTCCCGGAAGCGGCAGGACCGGGGAGGGGCGTTGCTTCCCCTCTGGCTGGGGTTGTGAGCGCTCAGAAGTCCAGCACGGGTTCGAATCCCGCGCGCGCAGTGACCAATGGAGACGTAGCTCAGTTGGCAGAGCACCGGTGAAGCGCCGCGCGCCGATCCGGAGGTCGGAGGTTCAAGTCCTCCCGTCTCCCCCATGCACCTGGTCTGCTCCGAAAGGGGCGGGGGTGCGCCAAGCAGGGGTAGCTCAGTTGGTTAGAGCGCCGTGGTTGATCACCACCACGGAGGTCGGAGGTTCGAGTCCTGCCCCCTGCGCCATTTACTCCGTCAGGTCCGGCGGTGCTTCGTGAACCCCGCTCGCTGGCTCCTGCTTCTCTGCGGTGCCCTCTTCGAGCAACTTCACATTCCACAGCGGGATCGGGGTGTAGACCCTGATCTGCCAGCCGCCGGGCTCGTAGTTGTCCTGCCCCAGCATGGGCTCGTAGTCGACCTCCAGAATGACGTCGCCGTATTGCCGTGCCTCTTCGAGGTCACGAGCCAGGTAAGTGCAGCGCGCCACTGGCTTGCCGGTGATCGGACTGCGTCCCCGATCGCCGTGGAGCGCGCCCTGCTTCTGGATGCGTTCCCACGCCTCGCGCGTGGTGCCGTGGTACCAGACCACTCAGCTGGCCTCCCGCAGCTCGTGCACCGCCGGCATGCCGGCCAGGTGGTACGCGCCCGCCTCTTCGACGGTGACGCGCATCTCACCCTCGCACAGCGGGCACAGGCTGATGGGCTCTCCATTGTAGGAGACGCCGTGCGTGTGCTGGACGGCGGGGCAGCGCACCGTGCGGCCCGCGCGCGCCAGCTCCGCAGCAGAGGTGAAGCTCAGGGTGCGCGGCAGGTCCACGCCGCGGTCTTCCATGGACCAGTCGTAGTGGGCCTCGTCCCACGTGTACTCGTTCTCGGCCTCCGCATCCGCGACTGCTGCAGGCAGGTCGTGGTGGAGATCTTGCAGCGTGCGCGCCGCCTGGCCGCCCTTGAAGCCGTTGGCCTTGTGCGGCTTGCAGGCCAGGCAGCCTGCCCGGCGGTTCTTGGGCCGCCCTCGTTTGTGGTTTGCCATCGTAGGAGGACCTTGTGCAGAAGCTCTACATCGTAGTCAGGAACGACATCAAGCCGGGGCTCATGGTAGCCCAATCTTGCCACGCGCTCCGCGCCTTTGTGGAGGAGCACCCGGACGTGGACAAAGAGTGGTTCGCCACCTCGAACAACATCGTCTGCCTGGAGGTTGCGAACGAGGTGGAGTTGCAGGCCCTCGTCGATCGCGTCGCCGGTGCCGACGTGGAGGTGAGCACCTTCACGGAGCCGGACCTGGACGATCAGATGACGGCCGCCGCCTTTGGGCCGCGCGCGGCCGCGCTGCTGTCCAACCTGCCCCTGGCGTTGCGCGTCGCCTAGTCCGTGGGCTCCCACGTCAGCGTGGTGGTCACGTTGCACATGGGGGCATCTAGCGGCTGCAGCACGCCGAACTGGATGCGCAGGTAGGGCTCCAGGCTGGTCTCCCAGTCCGCACACTGCACTGTGAGATCGGCCACGGTGTAGGTGGTGCCCACCCGAGGGCCCCAGAACACGCAGTGGTTGTGGCCGCCCACGGGGAACAGGTCCCCGCCCTCGCACAGCACCGCGTCACACTGCACGCGCAGCTCTGAGACGTGTGCCGTGGTCACCAGGCGGACGTGCGCCGGCCCGCGGTTGGTCCGGTCCACCGTGTTCATCCGGAGGAAGTCGCGATCCTCCTCCGTGTCGAGGGTGTGCTCGAAGACCATCTCCCCGCTGTCGCCATGCAGCGCGTCCAGGTTGAGCGGCGTGCTGTTGGTGTCTCCACCCGCACCCACCTCGTAGGCGTCCTCCTCACACGTGTCCGCGTCGTAGGGCCCCGGGTCTGGTTCAGGCTCCGGGTCTGGGTCCGGGTCCGGGTCTGGTTCAGGCTCCGGCTCCGGTTCAGGCTCCGGCTCCGGGTCTGGTTCAGGGTCCTGGGCCGCCGGGTCCTGGGCCGCCGGGTCCTGCGTGCTGGCGTCCTGCGGCTCCTCGACAGGCTGGGGCGCCGGAGGCGGCGGTGTGGTGGGCTGCGGGCCTGGGGCGGGCTGTGGCGCCGGCTGGGCGGGCTCCTGGGCGTCCTGCGGCTCTGGGGCGGCTGAGGGCGGCGGTGCGGCCCCTCCAGCAGTCCCTTCCGGCTCCTGCCAGGCCGGCGGCGGCGCCTGCAGCGGGCCGGTACTGGTCGGTGCCGCGCCGGTGGCGGAGGCGCCCGGGACGGGTTCCGTTACGGTTGTGGGAGGCTGCGACTCAAAACCACACCCCGCCGCGAAAAGGATTGCAACCCATACACGCATGCACTAATTGTGTGCACTTGTGCGAGGTTGTGCAAAGCTGCGCATTTGCACAGGTGATACATGGTCAGATTCGGGGGATGTGGTGGTGCGCGTGCTCGCGCCACCGTGGGAACGCGGGGCAGTGCGCGCGCGCCGGGCGCCGCGCCGGCAGCGGGGGCGGGGTAGACCCGCTTCCGCGGGTTCACGTCCAGCACGACCTCGTTGCTGGCTGCCGAGTGGTAGGGGGCGATGTGGATGACCACCGCCGGCTGGAACTGGTTGCCCCGCCGCAAGCACTCCCCGGTCGGACAGCTGCAGTACCCGCAGTCGCCCCCGATGTAGACCGCCGTGCCGTCGTAGCTGTTGGGAACCACCGCGATCATGCTTTGCGGAACAGCTGCTGCGCGTGCCACTGCACGCTGTCGGCCTGGGAGTTCGCAAGCCACGCCTCGTGGTGGCTGTGGTCCCGATCCTTGTCGGGCTCCGAGAACTCCCCGAGCAGTGCGTGCAGCATCTCGTGGATGACCGGCTCGCCGCGCAGCATCAGGTCGTCGATGATGTCCTTGCTGCAGAGGACCACGGCGGCTGGGATGCCAGCGCCCACCGGAGCGCCTGTGTACGCCAGGTACGCGGCTGCGGTCTGGATCGAGGGGAAGGGGCTGGCAAGGAAGACGGCTTCCGGCACGAAGCGCACCACCACGTGGTGAAGCACGCTCACGTTGCTGTTGATCTGCTTTGCCCAGCTGCTGCCCGCAGCCCACACGGCGGCTGCGCAGGTGTGCGCGATCAGCTCTTCGGCTTTCGTGCGCGCCGGCGAGGCGCCGACCTTGTTGATGCCCGGCGCGGTTGTGTCGCTGAACACCACATCGATCGTGTACGGCCCGCGCTTCATCGTGTAGCGCGTGCCGTCCGGGATGGTGGGGCGGCGCCCCAGCCACAGCAGCCACAAGGGCAGCGCGATGAGCAGCATCGCAGTGGGCACCAGGAAGATGACCCACTGCCACCAGGTGAGATCGGAAAGCTCCAGCATCAGGTGCCTACCTTTTCTTCCGTGACGTCTCCGGTCCGCCCGTCAACCCAGACGAACTCGCCCTCAGCGCCTACGGGGAAGTGATCGCGGCACTGCACGCAGAACGTAGCACCGTAGAAGCCCGGGTCCTTCGCGTAAGTCTCCGCGATTGCCTGGGACATCTTGGTGGTGGTCTTGCACTTCTCGTGGAAGTAGACCGTGCGCACGGGCCGCACGAAGCCGCTCCTGCGCTCGTCCTCCGTGAGCACCCAGTAGGAGCTGTACTGGCCGGTGGCTGGGTTGAGCGCGCCTGGCGCGCCTGTGTCCAGGTAGCGCGCGTCCACACCGTCCGTGCCCGTCACGCCCAGGCCCGCCGTGTTGATGGGCTGCGCTGCGCCGGGGCACTCCCCAATCTTGCAGCCACAGAACCAGCACGTGTCCCCGTTGTCCGCGGCCGAGCAGACATGAACGCGCGCGCACTTCTCCACCGGGTGCTTCATGGCCTCTTCGACGCACGCCTCGCACAGCAGGTGCCGGAAGAACGGCCAGGGTGCGGGCTCCCTGAACGCGGCCGCGACCTTGGGCTGACACTCCGCGCAGAAGCCGATCTCGCGGTAGGTCAGCACGTGGCCTTCACGGATCAACTCAGGGATAGACTTCTCATCTTCGGCCATGAGAACCTCCCGAAGGAGCCCCGACACTACCTGTCCTGTCGGCTCGGGGCCACACCGATGCTTGCCGCTTCGTTCGTCCAAGGGGGGAATGGACGGTTTTCGCTGCCCAGGGGGGATGGGCGCGGATAGCGGCCGGACTCTTATGCTACGCGCTGACCAGACAGACCCTCCACGATCTCGCTCGGCAGCTTACCCGTCCGCATGAAGTGGTCCAGGTGCTGCATGTCCAGCGTGCCAGGATCGGTCTTGGCACGCTTGATGTTCAGGTGGCCGATGGCGCCGCGGAAGCTCTGCCAGTCGATGACGCCGGGCTCCGTGCACACGTTGGCTTCGTACGTCTCGATGTTGTCCACCATGAGGCGGTTGAGCGCGCAAAGGGTGGCCACCTGTGCGGGGTAGAACCCGTAGAGGTTCCGCTTCTTGCCGTGGATCTTCGCCGTGTAGAACGGACGGGGGCCCAGGTCGAGCTTGTGGGCGCGCGGCTTCTTCCACTTCCTGGGGTTGAGGATCTTGCGCTGGCCCTGGTTCACCACCTCGACGCCCCAGCTGGTCTTGTTGGCCGCGCCCGCGTCTGCGGTGTCCACCTTGATGGGGTCGCAGAACTGGAAGAGGCTGCCCAGCGGGGTGATAGCGAACTCCACGCCCAACTTCCGGTTGTTGAGGACGCGGAACATGGTCTCCACCGCGTTCTCGCTGCCCGTCCAGTGGATGACGCCGTGGATGATCGGCACCCGGCGCGGCTTGTTGTAGCCGGTGCCGATCTTGAACTCCATGCCGTGCTCCCAGCGCCAGTCGTCGCCAGCGCGCACTGCGCCGAACACAGGGATGGGGTGTCCGGTGATCGGGTGGTTCAGTGGGATGATCTTCCCGTCGAGTAGTACGCCGTCCGCCATGGGCTTCCCCTATGTCTTGTGCAGGTGTCCGCAACCGTAGGCACCTAATGTAGTCGGAAGTGGGCTTTTCGTAAAACAGCCGACGTGCAAGACTTCCACACCGAGGAGGAGTGCCATGGAGGATGTTCTCGCACACTGGCCATTCGTGGCTGCGTCTCTGATCTTCGCCATGTTCGGACAAGTGGTAAAGGGCACGTTGTTCACCAGGGACAACATCCTGAAGTACAAGGGAAATGGGCCCGCGTGGCTGGGAGAGCTACTCTGGTGGGGTCGAAAGACCATGCCTGTGCACCCAGTCGTGGCCGGCATTCTGCTGGGTTTTGTGCCTGGCATGCCCGTGGGCCCTGGTGTGGATGCGGGTGCTGCGACGGTCTTGTACTTTGGTGCCGCAGGGATGGCGTCCACCTGGGCCTTCGCGTTGCTACGGCAGTTGGCGAAGCGGCAGGGTATCGAGCTGGATATTCCGCGCCAGACAGATCCGCCGCCTCCCAATTAGGAGGCTCACGTGAAAAAAGCCTGGCTCTGGGTCAAGAAGCACATCACGTCAATCCTCGGCGTGATCGTTGCCGCCTTGGTAGGTTGGCTCGCGTGGGGCTCCATGAAGCGCCGGACGGGCAAGCTGAAGGACGAGGTCGCGCTTGCCAAGGCAGAGCGTGACCTGAAGGCCCTCAACGTGCGCCGCGATACCGCGGTGGAACGCATGGGGGAGAAGGCGGCGGACGCCCGCGCGCTGAAGTCAGAGCTGCGCGACACCAAGAAGAAGATCGTGGAGATCCGCGAGCGCAAGCCCATCGTGGAAACGCTCACAGACGACGAGCTGGACAAGCGCTTGGAGAAGCTGGGGTACTGATGGCGCTGCCGCAACAACCAACACCTCTGATTCCGGAGTGCGATGAGCTTCGGGTGGACGTTCTTGTCAAGGACGGCCACAAGGAGCCCGGCACGCGCCGCTTCTTCCGCGATGGTGTTGAGGTCTTCAACTACACCACGGAAGAAGCACTGCAGCTCCTGCGCGAGGGGTGGACGGTGCGGGAGGAGCCTGCGTGAAGGTCATCGCTACGATCCTGTGCCTGGCGCTCATGCCCACGCCCGTGTGGGCGACTGAACCGGCGGGTGCGGAAGCTGCCGCAGCGGAGGAAGCTCCGCGCCGCAAGGTCATGGAGGTCGACGGCCAGCGCGGCGTGTGGTTCCGCGACGACGTGGTCGAGAAGATCATGAAGGACAAGGAGCTGCTGCTGGAGCATGAGAAGGCGCTCAAGCAGGCAGAGGCTGCGATCGTGGCGCAGGAGGAAGTCGAGAAGGCTTGCCGTGCAGCCCTCGGGTACTCGCAGGAGTCCGAGGAGCTGGCCAGGACGAACCTGGAGACGGCACTACGGCGCGCGAGGGAGGCCGAAGAGGACCGGGATGGGGTCTTGGCGGGGAAGCCTGCGGTCTGGTTGGGTGTTGGGCTACTGGCCTCCCTCGCGCTTGCCGTGGTGGTGGACAAGATTCAGGAGTGATCATGTCGAAGCTGATCGTGCATCTGTTCACGCTCCCGTTCATGCCGGTGAGCTATCTCTACGTGCTGGGCGCGTGCCTCATCGGGCTGGCGCACAAGGTCTCGTTCACGGACTGGGTGCTGACCGCGCAGTGGCGCCCGTGGTTTGCCGAGCGCTGGCGCTACTCGACCACGGTGGGCCTGGGCATCATCTACCAGCCGGACAGCCGCACCAACACGCGCATCGTCAACCACGAACATGTGCACGTGCGCCAGCACCAGGACGAGATGCTCCGGGCGCTGTTGATCGGCCTGGGCGTGTACGCCGCCACCGGTTCCTGGATCACGGGGCTGTGCATCTGGCTGCTGGGCGGCGCGTTCCGCCTCACCAACTTCATCACCGCCGGACTCCGCTTCGGCTGGGCCAACGTCTACCGGGACAGCGAGCACGAGCGCAGCGCCTACGCGCAGACGGATCTGTGGACCGGTGGGAAGTCCTGGAGCGACTTCCGCGACGGGGCGAGAAATAGTTCTTGACATCCTCGGCGCAAGCACTCAGCTTGCGATCTGTGGACGCGCTCTATACAGCGCAGGTGACACCTGCTTCCACACCCATCCGGGTGAGGGGAACGGTATCCCAAGCCGGCTGTAAACCGGTGCGTTCGCGCAGTGCTGGTTCGAATCCAGCCACCCGGACCAAGACGATGAGAACGCTCAGCCACAGCGAGAGCTTTATCAGCCTGGTTTTTGACCATGGCCTGGTAGCTCAGTCGGTAGAGCGGCTGCCTGAAGAGCAGCGCGTCGGCGGTTCGAGTCCGTCCCAGGCCACCATGGATACGTGCGTGGCGATCGGGATGGAGCGCAAGCAGGCGACCTGGAATACCAGGGAGCGTGCCATGCGGGCTGGCTGAGACACCAGGGACGCGCTCCATACATACCCGCCACGTTGGTGAGCATTGCAGGGTAGCCAAGCGGTAAGGCGCAGGCTAAGTTAACCTGCATGCGCAACGGACCCTACGAGATGGTACTCGTGCCGGAGGGCTACCCCGGTAAGCGGTACAGAGGCAGGTACTGCTACGAGCACCACTTGGTGTGGTGGCAGAACACAGGACGCCTCGTACGTCCTGGCTACTTGTTGCACCACAAGAACGAGAATAAGCGCGACAACCGCTTCAGCAATCTAGAGGAGATCACCAGAGCAAAACACACTTCGCAGCACGCCTCTGAACGCGCACCTGATCTGATTCAAGTCTCGTGTGGTTGGTGCTCCAAACCGATGGAGCTGAAGCCGCACGTCTACAAGGAACGCATGAAGAGCAAGCCCCACGGACTGCTGTTTTGCAGTCGTAGCTGCGGCGCGAAGCACCAACATTCCGAGGTAGCATAACCGGCAATGCACCTGATTGTTACTCAGGGCTATGGGGGTTCGAAGCCCTCCCTCGGAGCCGGACTAAAGCAAAAGCCACGTAGCAGCCAACGCTCCTGCGCCGATCGGACGGCAGCCGGTGTTCTAAGCCGGTGATTTCCAGGTTCGAGTCCTGGCGGGAGCGCCAACGGGTTCGTAGCTCAACAGGCAGAGCACCCGGCTCTTACCCGGGTTGTTGTGGGTTCGAAGCCCACCGGACCCACCACTTTTAGCGAAACCGAGACCCCACTAAAACAATCGCTACAACAGATCGGACAATGCAAAGGAGGAGAGACAAACGCAGGTGCTGCACCCATCGAGGGGGTGGCACCCGACTGGACGGGCCCCGGGCTTTTACCCCGGATTGAGTGGGTTCGAGCCCCACCGCCCCCACTGCTGGAAGGACGGCGAAGTATTGGAGAGTCGCGCGCGCCTGCTAAGCGCGTGGTCACGCAAGTGGCCTGTGGGTTCGATCCCCACTCCTTCCGCCGCGGCCTAGGTCGCAACGTTCTCTGACAACCGAATACGTTGCCAAGTACACACGGGGAGCCGTGGGCACAGCGGGTAGCCGCGCGCTATGCGAAAGCGCGGGTCCGGGTGGTCACGGCCTCCGTAAGGCCACCGTGGGCGCCACGGTCCTGGCGTGACTGCTAGGACGTCTGTGCCGGTCACGGTGGCCTCCAATAGGTCAGTAGCTCAGCTGGAAGAGCAGCAGATTCCAAACCTGCGTGTCGGGGGTTCGAATCCCTCCTGGCCTGCCGGCGGCCAAGCGGCATGGAAGCCCTATGGTGAGGGGTAGCGCCCTCACACGCCTTATGAGGCGCAGTCCGATCGGCTAGGAAGCGGTCTGCAAAACCGCTGTGGCGGGTTCGATTCCCGCGCGCCTCTCCAACGCCCTCGAAGCACAACTGGAAGTGCTCCCGGTTTGTACCCGGGCGGCTGCAGGTTCGAATCCTGTCGGGGGCTCCACGGGGATGTGGCCAAATGGGAAGGCACCTGCCTTGCAAGCAGACGATTGCGGGTTCGAATCCCGCCATCTCCACCCGGGTAGAGTCGGGCACGCCAGCAAGAGGGCTGGCGTTGGTCGGCTCGTGCTGCGCACCCACGTAAGCCGCAGCGCCTGTTCCAGAGTTTGGGTGCACCAGCCCTTCAGGCTGGCCAGCAGTCAGGCTCGCAGCACTTGGTGCCGGAGCGCAGCGGAGCGACCCTTCGATCTGTGACGCAGTAGGTGCTGCACCTATGCCCGGTTAGCTCAGAGGCAGAGCACCGCTTTTACACGGCGGGGGACGGGGTTTCGAAATCCTCACCGGGTACCGACGCGTTGGCGCGCGCGTTCCTCTGCTGCTCACGCGGCTTGGAGAAGGGGCCACCATACCTCGCGCCACTCGGGGGCATAGCTCAGTCGGGAGAGCGTCTGCATGGCATGCAGAAGGTCGCGGGTTCGATTCCCGCTGCTTCCACCGCGCACCTGTAGTCGTAGCGCTCACGGTGTTGCACCATTCACGGTGCGGGACGCAGGAAGCCCTGCGGGCGAGCTAGGCGTCGTCCGCGGCTACAGGGGCGCAACTACTTCGAAAGGAGGTGCCCCATGACGGCACGGACTCTGGTGTTGGATCAGGGGTACCAACCCCATCGAATAGTCAGCTGGCGGCGAGCCGTGACCATGCTGTTCGCCGGCAAGGTAGAGGTGGTCGAGGAGTACGACGAGGAGATCAGATCGGTCACCATCTCCATCAAGATGCCCGCCGTCGTGCGGCTCATCAGGAAGGCGACCGGCCGGCCGCCCAAGGTCCGCTTCAGCCGGATCAACATCATGGCGCGGGACAACTTCCGCTGCCAATACTGCGGCAAGCGCGGGACGCGCGGGGAGCTGAACCTGGACCACGTGCTGCCGCGGGCACAGGGAGGCACTAGCCGGTGGGAGAACATCGCCACCAGCTGCATCCCCTGCAACACCCAGAAGGGAAACAGAACGCCCGAGCAGGCGGGCATGAAGCTGCGGAAGCAGCCCAGACGCCCGCACAGCTTGCCGGAGCTGACGATCCGGTTGGAGTACGGAGACAGCATCCCGGATGCCTGGGCCTCGTACTGCTACTGGAACCTCTCCATCGAGGAGGGGAGCTGACAAGGAGGTGCGGCTCTTCGGAGCCCACCTCGACTGCGCGTATGGCCGAGAGGCAAGGCACCAGGCTTCCACCCTGGACACGCGGGTTCGAGTCCCGCTGCGCGCTCTAATCCGGAGACGCGGGTTCGAATCCCGTCATCTTGGCGCTGTAAGTCGCCCCCAGATCAGATCGTAAGTCGTCCATGCCAACATCCACCCCAGGGGCCCCTGGGGACTCAGGACGCCGCAAGGCGGAGTGCCGAAAGGCCACCGGGATACGGCTGCGCAAGACGTCGATCAGGGCGTTAGCACATGCCTGGGTGTAGCTCAGAGGTAGAGCACCGGATGTCGCGGTAGTAGCTCAGCTGGAAGAGTGCCTGCTTGCCAAGCAGGAGGCCATGGGTTCGAGACCCATCTACCGCACCAGGGTGTGCCCGCATCCTGTTCAAGTCCCCGGTGGCCGGGTGCAAGTCCACCGGGGAAACCAATGGCCCGTAGCTCAGTCAGTCAGAGCGCCCGCCTGATAAGCGGGAGGTCGTGGGGGCAGAACCCGCCGGGCCAACCAAGGACGCGTAACTCAGAGGAAGAGTGCTGCCTCGACAAGGCAGAAGCCGCAGGTTCAAATCCCGCCGCGTCCACCATGGGGATGTAGCTCAGTGGAAGAGTACCCGTCTCATAAGCGGGCTGGCGTGGGTTCGATTCCCACCATCCCTACCAACGTCGCGTTCTTCTAGCAGGCCAAGGATCTCGGGCCCTCAACCCGAAGACACGGGTTCAAATCCCGTACGCGACACCAATGCAGCGGTCGTCTAGCGGCCAGGATGCCGGGCTTTCAATCCGGTCGACGCGGGTTCGAATCCCGTCCGCTGCACCAACTCATGCCTCCGCGGTCCAGCCAGGAGTGACCGTCCGCCTGTCACGCGGGAGAACGTCGGTTCGAATCCGATCGGGGGCGCCAAGCACGCAGGGGACTCATGGGCGCTAGAGCGGCCGGGCCCCCTCGCCCGCTCAACAGCGTCGGTGTCCTGCGTGCTTTTGCCCGGGTAGCTCAGTGGAAGAGCATCGGTCTACGAAGCCGAGTTGTCGGGGGTTCGAATCCCTCTCCGGGTGCCATTGGGGCATCGTCTAACGGCAGGACAGCGTCTTCTGGTGGCGCTTATCGGGGTTCGAATCCCTGTGCCCCAGCCGGTGTGTGGAGGGTATCTTGCTGCGATCCGGGGAGTTGGCACGCTCCGCCGGGGTAGTCACGGTTGAAAGTTGCCCGTACTTGTTTGAAAGCAAGCAAGGTTAGGTCAGCCTAGGCAGGGGGCGTTCCACACACCTTTGATCGCGTAGCTCAGTCGGAAGAGCATCGGTCTCCGAAGCCGAAGGTCGTGGGTTCGACCCCCACCGCGATCGCCACGCCGTAGAGCAAGTGTCGTTCAACTGGTGGCGCAGGAAGGCAGGGGACGCCCTGTTGGATCGCGTCGGCAATTGCGGGGCACGCAGTAGGGAAGCTGGATCTGCCACCACGACTGCACGCGATGCAGAGCCCGCACAGTGTGTGGCGTGGGACCTCGGGTCGCGCGTTTGCAGGGCTTGTAGCTGCGCGCGGAAGTGGTCAAGCCGCGAAGGTGGAACTGCTGGTGGAAAAGCTCGCTGCTGTGGGTCAGCAGAGGATGCAGGTGGGAATCCTGCCGGCGTGAACAATGCCTGTGAAGCTCAAGTGGCCGAGCACCCGTTTCGTACTCGGGAGGTAGTGGGTTCGACTCCCATCGCAGGCCCCGATTGACAGCGCTCTAGGATAGACGTAGTTTTGTGGCTCCTTGCCCTACAAAGACCCAGAAGCGCGTAGAGCTTACCAACGGAATCGGAACCGTAAGCGGCGCGAGGAGTGGTTGGCAGCTAACGGACCCTGCGCTGTGTGCGGGTCCTGGGAGAAGCTGGAAGTCGATCACGTTGATCCGGCAACGAAACTGAACCACAGAGTTTGGTCGTGGAGCGCAGTGCGCATGAAAGCGGAGCTAGCGAAGTGCCAGGTGCTGTGCCGCGTGCACCACAAGGCAAAAACCACGGCTGACCGGTTCAGCAGAGTGCAGCACGGGACGCGTCACATGTACGAGCGCTACAGGTGCAGGTGCTCGAAGTGTTGCGCTGCCAAGGCGGCACACAACGCGCTTCGTGATGAGCGCGGCTATAGATAATCAACGGGGTGTGGCGCAGTGGAAGCGCGCCGGTTCGGGGAACCGGAGGTCGTGGGTTCGAGTCCCACTACCCCGACCATCAATGCCCATGTAGCTCAGTGGCAGAGCACACCCCCGGTAAGGGTGCGGTCGTGAGTTCGACTCTCACTGTGGGCTCCACGTCCCTGCTTCACCTGCGGCAGGTAGAACTGGCGGTCTGGAGGGAGGTCTGCACCAAGCGTGCAGGGCTGCCAAAGGAAAGCGGGCTCCATGCTCCCACGGGCCGGCGGTGGGCGTAGCGAGTGGGTCCAATGAGGAAGTCTGTGCAGCATGCCCGTAGCGGCTACGCGGGTTGCACGGGGTTGCTCAGGGCCAGCCGGATTATGCTCCCGATGCCGATAGGATAGGCACCCACCTCCTAAGTGGGCTGCAGCAGGTTCGAGTCCTGCCGGGAGCGCCACACTTCCAGCGCCGCCGCATAACCGCCCAGCCGGTAGGCGGCCGCAACATCTGCCGGGATCCGCCGCGGGTGCATGTCCAACTCGAACCACATGCCGTCGCACCACACGCTGTTGTGCGCGTCCTGACAAGGCCCCGTCCTCCACACCTCGATGAGTCCCTTGCAGAACTTGCACCAGAAGTGGCCGGCCTTGGTGTCCGCGTCGTACTGCGGTACCTGCACCTGCGTGTCCGCGTACGCCTTGCAGCAGGGGCACACCGCGTCTTCCATGCTCATGTATTACCAGATCACCTTGGGGTATCGTCCAAAGGCAGGACCTGGAGTTTTGGCCTCCAAGATCGGGGTTCGATTCCCTGTGCCCCAACCAACTTCGTACTTGACAACGTGTCCGGTTCCTCTCACGTTAGGCGCTGCGGGGATAGAGCAACGGCCGCTCGTAGGGCTCATAACCCTATGCCTCAACGGTTAGGCTGGTTCGACTCCAGCTCCCGCAACCAAGAGTTAGTCAGATGTTCTGCTTCATCCCGACGCCAACCAAGCCTGCACGTGCTGCTTCCAGCACGCGTGCAGGCGTGTGCGTTTCCTCGGGGTGTAAGTCAGCGGCAGACGGCTCCGTTCGGGGCGGAGAGGTCGTGGGTTCGAGTCCCACCACCCCGACTACTTCCCATCGTTCCTCGCTCCTCCTGTTGATCTAGCGCTACGCACCGTAGTGCCGGTTCGCCGGTGTGTGTAGCGCGGAACCAGCAGAAGCTCTTGGTGCCTGAACGCGAATGGTGAGCGGCGCGGTTGTGGTCCGCGTGGAAGCGGGGTCAGTACCCGTCAGGCACCCCAAGGCTGTGTATCCCAACGGCAGAGGACGCCGGCTAAGAACCGGTCCAGTGTGGGTTCGAATCCCTCCGCAGCCACCATGGTCGTGTAGCCCAACTTGGCAGGAGGCGTCTGGCTCAGAACCAGAACAGTGTGGGTTCGAATCCCTCCACGACCACCATGTAGCCCAATAGGTTGACTTTGTAGCAAATAGGTAGATACGCTCCTGTGGCCCAACGAGGCAGAGGCGTTCGGTTCAAAACCGAAATGTTGAAGGTTCGAATCCTTCCGGGAGCACCAACATGGCTGGGTCGCGGGAAT